TTATCCCGGCAGGTCGTCGAAATCCGTGAGTGTGTCGCAGTGCAGACAGTGGAACGCGTTGGTGTCACTCACCTCATGCATTCCGCACATGCAACCGCAGTACGGGCAACATTCACAGAATTCCAAATCTACCCATTTACATACACCAACATACTCAGGTATGCCGTCTTGGTCCCAGTCGAGGATCGCAAAGGCGTTATCATTCGTCGCGACAAATCCCCTCGCACCGGCACGCTTCAGTTCATCGAGTACCAGTCCCGTGCTGATCGAGAACCACTCCCCATTGATAAGGTTACTCGCATACTTGGCATGCAATTCTCGTTCTAACGCGAAGTCGTTGCGGTCGTCCGTGAAGATCCAGCCGAGCAGTTCGAGCGGGCGCGGGTTCCCCGTTTGCAGGTGCTTTGTGCGTTTGGGAGGTGCAATGGAGACACCTATCTTGATCAGGTCGTCCGGTTGTTTCTCACGGATGAAATAGACGGCCATGCTTGTTCTAGGCTGGAAATTGGCTGCGGATTAAGTCGGCGAGCCGCATCCACGAGTCATAGACTCCACTGAGGTAGCAGCCCGGCGGGGCGGCGGCGCCGGCGGTCACAAACCCTGTGATGCCAGCAGCTTCTAAACGGTTCTTGGCCTTTCTCCCGAGGGATGCGACTACCGCATTCGGGAAGAGGTGTAGTTGCGGAATCAAGTATCTTCCCACGCATTCGCGTTCCACTTTGACAGGAAGGCGGCCGCCCTCAGTTAACGCCGAACACAGCACTGAATCAGTGATCCAAGTTCGGCGCATCTGTGTCTCAAATGGAATGCTCGGCCAGCAGAGTTCCATAATTTCACGAACGTTCTTGTGAAACTGGTCCGTACGATTCTCAAAGCAGAGCCAAGCATGACGGTTTACCGATTCCAAGCGCCCAGACGGTGTGTTGTCACCAAGGTGTGATTCGTTCGCATGCGGGTTTCCGGGCTCGGCACAGACCAAAATTAGGCGCACCTCATCTACGTTTCCAATTGCGCCACAGAATCCCCTTGGTACATGGCCCTCAATCGGGGCCCAGCGCATATGCGAACAGCTCCCTTGCTGAAAGCCTGCGCAAGGCTCATATGCCGGCTGCAGGATTTGAAGTACCTCACAAGCGGGCGTCATCGTTCTTGCATCCGAGTGAAAATCGTCCGTGGCAAGCCAGCAACGTTCGGCGAGAAGGCGGAGTGACAGGTTACCTGTTGTCTGCGAGCGAGTTATTAGAACGGTATAGGTTGATCGTACGCTGCGCTATCAGAAAAATGGACTAACACGATTTCGGTAGTTCCTGATCCACACGTCAACTACTGTCTAGATTTCAGTTGGCGCGATCCACGGGATGTTCTAGTTTGCCGCTTTGGGGTGCGATTTCGCCTTGGTCCAGTAGCTGGCTAATCCTGGGGGGATACCACGAATGCGTTAATTCTTAATTTTTGTGGTGGAGTTAATATGATTGGGCTATACCACACAAATCAGTACGAGTAGTTCTGCCAGTTTTCTTGGGGCAAGTAAAATCGCATAGATATCCGGTAGGTTCTTATGTCGGCAAAGATGGCTATGAGGGTTGGTATGAGTCTGTGCGAGATTGAGAATTCGGCCTTTGGGGATGGGAACTTTTGATGTGTCGTTTCTGTAAGCGGAAGTTCACTGCTAACTTTCTGAGGTGTGGCTATGAGGAAGTTGATCGAAAGTCTTTTGTTTGTGTCGGGAATTCTTTGTGCGGTGATTGTATTCGCACAACCCGCTCAAACGAACGCATCACCCTTCCCACCGCCGATTCCACATCCAGGCTACTCGAATGTAAAGATTTATGAGCGATGGGAGCCGACAACGACGCCCGGTTCAGTAGCATCGCAGTGCAATTACAGGGCACATGGAGAGATTATTACCGGATTCGGCGAATGGTCGGATGTGATCCGGATTGCCACAAACAATTCGCCTGGAGGTTGTCAGTTTCAGTTGGCTATAATTGACCCAGATGGCGCCATGAAGGACTGGCGGTTGAAGATGAAATATGAGGCAAACGGAATCCCTGGACAATGTGGAAATCTTGGGATTCATGATGTCCCAGTTGTTAAGACAATAGCGCAAGCTAGGGCGGAAGCGCCAATTATCATAATGGATACAGATCTGCAGGCTGGTGGGTGTCTGCTGTCATTCGATGTGGGCTCGCCCGGCCCAAAATTAGCAGTGTATTTTGAGCAAGAGGGTAGTCATGGATCTGGCGATGATGGTTGTTGGATGACTGGGCAAAAGATCGCGAAACCGGGTAAGCCCGCTCAGATTGGTATCAATACCGACGATTACAGATCCCCATGCATTTTGCAATTCAGTATTTTTTCGCTAGAGCATGAGTTGAGGTCGCACTACAATTTGTCGTCCAAGTGAGCGGTGCTAAGAAGGGCGCACCTGTAGTGGTGTGCAACCACCTGCCCCGGAGTCCGTTGGGTGGAAAAATTACCCCCGATCAACGTAGGCGCTGGAGGCTCGCTTGGAGGGGGGGGCGAGGAGGATGGGCACGCGGTTCCTCGCAAGGCCCCACGCTTTCGTCGCCGCGCATGAAGAAATTTGAGGCTCTGGCGGCATGTTCAATGGCCGCGCGACATTCTCAGTCTCTGCCCCGATCGCTGCTAACAGTCATCGTTCATTTCTTGCGAATTCCTTTTGTTGTTACGGCATGTGAATGCTTTGTGAGGATTCGCCCCACATCGCCGCTCTAGAATGCCCCGCCGTATTGGAACAAGCGGGCGGGGCGGTAGCGCCGCCCACCGCCGGTCGGCGTATAGAACAGGTACAGGTGGGGTAGTTGCCGTGAAGGTTTTCAATGCCCGGCATTTTCTGAGGCACGTCGCGGCCGGCGTGCTGCGCGAGTTCACGCAAGCGCATGCGTTGGCCACGCGTCTGGTGGTTGACTGGTCCGGGCCAGCCGGCACGTTGTCGGGACTGCTCTGCGATGCGGTTGATGCATTGGAGCAGCAGCTTGCTGCGGCGGACCTTCCCCAACGCGACCGCGAAGCGCTGGAGCACGACCTGCTGCTGTGGGCTGACGACCTGCGGCGTGCCCACCTGATGGCCAACAGCCTTGCAGTAGCCGAGTTCCGGAGCGCATGCCAGGACGATCCCGACGCGCTGGAGGCGTTCGGCTCCCGTGACGAGCGAGAGATCGCGCTGTGGATGCTGGCCTTCCGCGACAAGATCTTCCGCGAGGTCGAACTGCATCTGGCCTTCCAGTCGAAGACCCACGGCAAGTTCTGGAAGAAGCACCGCATCCATCCCGGCCTCGAACTAACGCGCGAACGGGTCCGGCTCGAACAGTTTTGCCACGCCGTGGCGCAGCTTTACAAGAAGTCCGGTGGTGGCGATGGCGTGCACATTGAACTCTCCGAGCGACGCAGCACGGCAGGGCTGGTGGATGCCATGTCCAGTTTCCAACTGACCCTCTATGTCGAGGGACCGGTGACGGCGCTCACGCACTTCACGCAGAGCCACTTCACTCGCGTCACGACCCGTGTGGCGCTGGAGTCCGCATTGGTCTACCACCCGGCGACCGGCGAAGTGGAAACCGTCGTCAAGGGTGGCGCCAAGAACCATGGGACGATGCTGGAGTTGTTCGGCGAGCATGTCGTCCAGCAGGATCTGGCTCCCGAGCGGATCGAGCCGCAACGCTACCACCTCAACGCCTTGCGCGATGACCTGCAGCCCTATGAGGATTGGTCGGTCCACGGCGTGGATAGGGTCCGTCTGCGCCGCGCACGCCTGGCGCCGGCGGCGGGATCAGGTGTCAGTTTCACGGTCGAAGCCTCGCCCGACAAGGACCAGGACGACGCAATCCACATCGCCCGCAAGGTGCTCAAGGTCGAGCATACGTTTGAAACGGAATATCACCTCGAGGCTGCAACCGTCATCGTATACACGCAGGCGGCTGACGGCGGGCGTGCGGGCCATTTCAGCTTCAACATCCGAGCCTCGGGAGCCTCGACCATGAAGAACCTGTCGCTGAGAAACCAGATGCTGGCGCGCAAGGTTCTGCAGGCGCTGATGGTGATCGATGCCGAGGACGATTTCGCCTCGATTATGTCGATTCCCAGGGAGGTCATGTCAGCGTGAGTCAAGCTCAGGTCGACGCCACCGTGCTGCTTTGCCGATTGCTGGAGCGCGACAAACCCGAAATCAACGGCCAAGCCCTGTTCGATGGTGACCCGCAGGCAGCAGCTCACCTGCTGCGCGAGCGGCTGCTGGTGGTCGGTCGCCCGCTCGATTGGGTCACGTGCCCGGACTGTCGCGTGGAAATCGCGCGGGTTGTGCGCGATGTCTCGGCCGACAGGATCGCCCTGCGTTGCCCGGAGTGTGAGGACATCGACGCCTCGCGTCGTCTGCGGGAAACGTACACGGCAGTGCCGGCTCGGGCCGTTGCCGCATTACTGAGTGGGCTCGGCATGACGGCCGGTGGTATGAAGGTCATCGAGCCCGATCGCGTCTGGCGGCTGGGCACGACGGAGTCGACGCGAGGGAAGCCGCTGACTTGGTACTTCGCGCGCCAGCTCGGGCGACGGGAGATCGGCGCCCGGCTACGCGAGCAGATCCAGCTCGAGCGCACGGCCGGTTCCAGCGTGGTGCTGACCACCAGCGAGTTGCCGGTGCCGATTGGCTCGCCGCTGGCGGGCTTCGATGTACGCATGCTGTCCAGTGCGGCGCGGATAAGCCAGAGCCGCTTCGAATTCTTCGCGGATCGGCAGGTTGCTCCGGGTGTGCAGCAGGTGGGGGAGGTTGGGCCGCGGTTGACGGCGCAGACCACCCTGCGCTACGTGCGTTCGCTCGGCCGAGCGTTTATCGAGGGGCAGGAATATCCCTTGGAGCCGCGCCAGCAGGCCATGCTACTCGCCCTGATCAACGATCTGGATCACGAGATGGGCAAGGACGCGCTCAAGGCCGCCTGCGGCTCACAGGCGCAGCGGTTCTCGCCGAGCAAGGAATTCGACCGCAACCCGGCCGTCTACAAGACCTTTATCCGATACTTGCGTGATGACGAGCGCTATGCGCTCATTATTCCTGAAGAGGATCGGGACTGGCTTGGGTAATCGCAGGGGCACTACCGACTTCGCAGGGTGTACGATGGTCAGAGTGTTATAGCACCCCGTCTAGTTATCCTGGCAACCTAGCAAGTGCGGAGGACGTATGGCAGTGAACGTGAAGATGGAAGTTTCCGTCAAGGACGTTGTCATCAACGCCGATGGCACGGTAACGATCAGCTCTCCTGAGCTGGCGGCGGCTCTCAAGGAGGCGAAGGGCGTTAAGGATCCGAACGTCAACGATGGCCCACCGCTTGGTCCTGGAACACCAGGCAATCCTATTCCCGCGCCTCAGCCGATCAAGCCAATCGTAGTCATCACCTTCTAATCTTTTCGTCTTGGCCGGCAGCAGATCATCGCCACCGGCCGCCTCGACCCTGAACCGCCGTTCGACCCACCTCCTCGGTCAGGTCCGCTCTTAACACCATAGCGATGGCTAACTTGTTCTGCAGCAGCAGCGCAACACCGGTGCTCCATCTGGATGAGCGGTGAGGTTTATGCATTTCGGATGCTTACCAGCGGCGTTATATGGATACTGGTGTTTCGCTCGTAATGACAGCGGTTCGGCCGATGCCGACGACGAACAGCACTTCATGCCCTTTCAAAATGGCGTCTAGTTGACCTGCTATTTTCGACGATAGTCCTGCGCCGACAGCACCACCAATCGCCGTCAAAACACTGCCCCGCAGAGACCGCCGATAAGCGCACCGCCGGCGGCCTGAAGAATTACACGGCTACGTCCTCCTTCGCCCCGCGACGTGGCCACAGAGCAGCGTCGGCAGCAGTATTGCGCTTGTTGTCGGAATACAGCCACCCCCTACTAGAACTGTTTTCGGCTCATGAGGGAAAAAGCCGCCTCGTGGGCGGCTTCGAGTTTTTAGTTGCCGCCCGGCTCGGGTCGCACAAGCCGTTGCAGCGAATGTACCTGCCTTGAAGCTCGGTTCCGCTCGCTCAGCTCACGGGTCCTAATTTCAACGACCCACGGTGTCCGAGTGATGGCGCGCGGGTCGACTGGCTGCTGCTCATTGTTGCCTTGGCCATGAATCTGACGGAACACGGATGCGCTGAGGGTTCCCTTGAGGATCACCTGCTGGCCTTCGACCATGGTGATGAGATCGAACCGTTTCGATTCGGGCAATACGAAGAGCGTGCCCGTCATTTCGACGTCGCGCTCCACGATTTCCATGGCCTGAGTACGCTCGCGTGCACGCGACACCGCATGGCGATCGAGCAGGAAATCCCGCGTGCCATCGACGACACGCATCGTCGCACCGAAGTCGTCGAGACGTTGGAAGAATTGCCGAAGCGTGACCAGAAGTCGCTCATCCAGTTCAGAGGCCGCTTCCTCAAACACGGCCTCATCGTCGGCACCAACCCGCGAAAGAATGTCGGCCACTTCGTCGACTGCTTCTTTCAGTGGCGTTTCGACTAGCTGCGCATCGTTGCCCGATTCCTCAAGCACAAAACCCACGGAGCCGCGCACGATGTTCGTTACGAGCATCTGTGACGTGTCGCCACCCGGCACCGGTCCGCGTTGGGCCAGTCGACCAAATTCACGGCCAGAGTAACGCTTCGAAACAAGCGCTTGTAAATCCTCGAGCGCCTTGCCGGCGAAGTCAGCATTGATGCCGCGGGAGCCTTGGACGGGGCGCCCACCGAAGAACACGCCGAGTTCCGCGTGCGTGACCGGACGCGAGACAATCTGATCCAGTGCCTGCTCGATTTCTTCCTTGCGGGCGCTGAACTGATACCAGCCGATTGGATCGTCGTCCTCGGTGAAGGACGTAAGCATTGCATCGACGGCTGAGAGATCGGCCTTCAGTGCGTCGACTTCGAGCTTCCTAAGCATCGTCGCCCCCCTGGTCATCAAACTGGAGGTTCTGCAGCATTGTCCTCGCCTGTATGTCGTCAGAAAGCAGCGGCACCTGCACCATTCCCTTCCACAATGCTGTTGCTCGTTGATGCGAGAACAGCCCAAACCAGTACCGTGTACGGTCGACAAGAAGGTCGGGACGCAGTTGCCTCATGTCGACAAAGAACGCATCACAATTATGAAGCCGTTTGGTCTCGAGATGGTTGAACAACGCTTGGTTTTGGACGAACCATGCGCGATAAGCGCTCGGATCGACGCATTGTGGCCCATAGGCGAAGGTGACGACGTCGATGTCAGCAGGCGGTCGCCCCCTCGACTGCTCCACGTCTTCGACAAAGCTTCCGTCGAACCATTGGACCCCTTGCGTAAGGCCGATATTCCGCAACGCTTCGCGGTACGTGATCAGTCCATTAAGGAGGTCGGCGCGATGCCGGGATGTTGCAAACTGCTGCGCAAACTCCAGAAACCCGGCCTGGTACGGCGACATGGTCGCCGCCTGCGTGGGGTCGTCGCCAGTGTATGGCGGCAGGACCATCGAGGCATTGAATCGGGGTAGCACACGGTTCCCGTGGTTGTTTTTTTTGGGGGTTGGCAATTATCGCAAGAACAGCAAGATGCAGCCACCATTACAGGGGTTTACCCTTGGTCACTTACCGTGCCAGGCGCTGATTCCCATTGATGATGGAGGTAAAACCGAACGATCCAGAGGCGCTTACTGTGCAACTCAGTGGCTCGACACTGAGCGAGTGACTGTTTACGAAACACGGTTGCCCTTCAAATGTCCGAAATATGTGCCGGGCGACCGTCGGTTCCTGGCCGAACTCGGCCGCCCCTTTCCGACTGGGCTGTCAGGGAACCCTGACGCCATCGCTGCTATCGGGGCGGTGCCGCGATAGCTAGAAGCGGGAAGAAGTAGCACAAACCTTCCAGTTCACCATCCCAGTCCCCTCATCAGCCCGGTTCTGACTGCAATCAGACCGGGCTTTTTTGCACCCGGACCGCACAGATTCGATTTGAGGAACGAGTTTGAGGAATCTGAGGAACGGTCTGAGTAATCCCGTTCGAGACGATACGGACATCGGTTGCAGCACTGGCGCAAACCTCTGCAACCGGTGTGTATCCACTCTTGAACGCAAGATTTCATGTCCCGTGAACAGACCCCTGACGCTGCACTGCGTCCTCATCTGACCCAGCGAGACCTCGCTATCCGCTGGGGCCGAGCTGAATCCACCATAGCACGCTATCGCTCGGACGGCGTCGGCCCGCGATTCCTCAAAATAGGCGGTGCCGTCCTCTACCGCCTGGAAGACATCGAACACTTCGAGCAGGAGAGCCTCTATAGGAGCTCGAGCGATCGCTGCGAGGACACCGAGGGCGATATCGACGTGCCCCGCTGCACCCAGGACTCGGAAGGAGACGCAGCATGAATCTCGTCGCGCTCCAACACGCCATGCAACTGCCCCCGGCGCACTACGCCGAGGCCCCCCTGGACACGTATCGCCAGTTCATCGCCCAGGTCGAGCAACTTCATGCTTTCGCCAAGGAAGTGCGCGCGTTTGCCGACCAGGTCAGCGAACTGCGGTACCTGGATCTCGCCACGCGCGCCGTTCTCGCGTCCGGCCGTGAACACGGCTCGGTGCACATTGACGACCATGGCCAGACCGTGAAGTGCGAGGTGAAGCGGATTGTCGAATGGGACCAGGCCAAGCTGCGGCAACTGGCTCGCAATATCGCAGCCTCGGGCGACATCCCCGAGCAGTACATGACCATCTCCTACAAGGTGTCGGAGACCAAGTACAACAGTTGGCCAGCGCCTCTGCGCCAGCAGTTCGAAGGCGCTCGCAGCGTGCGGCCAGCCAAGCCCAGTTTCAGGTTGGAACAGCCGCATGTCGTGCTCGCCGCTCAGGAGGCATGGCAATGACGCTGCCCATCATCAGTGCGGACCAGCGCCTGGCCGAGCCCCGCTGCGCCAAGATCGTCCTCGTCGGGATTCCCGGTGCGGGCAAGACCAGCCAGCTCAAGACGCTGCCCGAAGACAGCACCCTGTTTGTCGATCTGGAGGCGGGCGATCTGGCGGTGCTGGATTGGTACGGCGACACGCTGCGCCCACGCTCGTGGCCGGAGTTTCGCGACTTGGTCGTGTTCCTGGCCGGCCCCAATCCGGCGGCCAGCCCAGAGCAGCCGTACTCGCAGGCGCACTTCGATGCGGTGTGCCGCCGGTATGGCAACCCGGCGCAGCTGGACAAGTACCGCACGTACTTTGTGGACTCGATCACTGTGCTGTCCCGGTTGTGTCTGGCCTGGGCCAGGACGCAACCGCAGGCGTTTTCCGAGCGCACCGGCAAGCCGGACACGCGCGGCGCCTACGGCCTGCTCGGTACCGAGATGATCGCGGCGCTCACGCACCTGCAGCACGTGCGCGACAAGCACGTCGTGTTCGTGGCGATTCTGGAAGAGAAGGTTGACGAGTTCAACCGGCGGTTCTTCGGGATCCAGCTCGAGGGCAGCAAGACCGCGCTGGAGCTGCCCGGTGTCATCGATGAGGTGATCACGCTGGCGCTGTTGCGCCCCGAGCCACCGCCGGAAGGGGAGGCGCCTGCCGAGCCGGCGCAGCCGTTCCGTGCGTTCGTCACCAACACCGACAACGCCTGGGGTTACCCGGCCAAGGACCGCTCCGGGCGCCTGGACGCCCTGGAGGAGCCGCACCTGGGCAAGTTGATCGCCAAGACCGCGGCGCCCCGCAAACCCGTGCCGCTCGCTGGCGCCACGACACAACCGAATTTTTCCTGATACCTGAGAGCTTTGAACATGACGTTTTGGAACGACTTCAACGACGCTGGCCGGCAAGTCACCTTCGACCTGATCCCCAAGGGCACGCTGCTCAAGGTCCGCATGACCGTGCGTCCGGGCGGTTATGACGATCCGTCCCGCGGCTGGACAGGCGGCTGGGCCACCGAATCCGAGCACACCGGTAGTGTGTATCTCGCCAGCGAGTTCGTGGTGCTCGACGGGCCGTTTGCCAAGCGCAAGCTGTGGTCGATGATCGGGCTGTATTCGCCCAAGGGGGACGAATGGTCCAACATGGGCCGGGTCTTTGCGCGGGCCGCGCTCAACTCCGCGCGCGGCGTGCATCCGGAGGACAACGGTCCCCAGGCCCAGGCCGCACGCCGGATCCGCGACCTCGGTGAACTCAACGGCCTGGTGCTTATCGGCCGCGTCGACATCGAGCTCGACAGCCGCGGCGACGCCCGCAACGTGATTCGACAGGCGGTGGAGCCGGACCACAAAGACTACCTCGCGCTCATGGGCGGCAACACGCCGCCGCCGAACGTCGCCAATGCCGGGGGCCGCGGCGCGCACACGCCTGCCGCGTCAGGGCCGGCACACGCCGCCCCAACCCGGCCGGCGGCCGGCTTCGCCCGCCCGGCGTGGGCGCAATGAGGAGGGGCCGTGCAATGCTGGGTATGTCGCCAACAAGCACGTGGCTACCGTCACTCGGACCTGCGCTTTCGCGTGGGCGATCCGCGTCGCCATCCGCCCGACTGGGCCTTCTGCTCGCGTCGCTGCCAGGACGCCTTTCACGCGATGTACGGGGCCTGGCGCGAGACCGAGCCGCCGTTGTCCGAGACGCTCACACGGGAGGCACACATGCCTGAGACCACCGCGCAGCAGCGTGCTGCGATGCGCCGCTGCCTGCGGCCCTTCGGGCGCGTGGCGGGCGAGATCGGCTTCGACAAGCCGCTTGGCCACTACACCGAAGAAGAAGCCCTGCGGGTGATCGAGGCCATCGTGTCCGCGTACGTGGAAGCGATGGCGATCGATGCACCCCGTGCCCAGGCCGCCCCCAGGGTGGCAGGGCGCTCCGTAGGACTGTCGGCGGATGCGTTCGCCGACTTGGAAGATGACATTCCCTGGTAACCGCAATGCTGGATTTCAATCACCGTCCCAAACCCCACAGCGCTATCGATCCGCGCCGTACCCGGCGGACCGAGCGCCCGCGCCCGCTCGTGACCATGCGTGTCGTGGAGCGGCTGCTGCAGCGCCACGTCAATGCGCCGGTCACGGGGCTCATGCCCGAGCAGCGCCTGATCTTGGCGGTGCTCTGCCAAGCTATCGCCGACGCCCGATGTGGGGAGAATCGGTCCGTGCAGGAGGATGCAGAGCGCTTCCTGCGCGGCGACGATCTTGCGCAGGTGGCTGGGCTGATCGACCTCAATCCCGCGTTTGTTCGCGAGGTGGCGGTCAAGACCGGCTATCTCCTGGTGGCCGCTGACGAACTGCAAGAACGGAGCGTCCATGCTCGACTTCAATGACAGCCCACCGCAGGGCCGGGAGGTCGCTCGTCCAGCATCCTCGGACGGGGAACGGGAGCACATCCGCAGCCTGCTGCTTGAGCGGCTGGACTCGGTGCTGGCCATCCTGTTTCCGGCCGGCAAGAAGCGCCGGAACAAGTTCGTCATCGGCGACGTCCACGGCAATCCCGGTGACAGCCTGGAAATCGTGCTCGACGGGGAGAAGGCTGGCCTGTGGACGGACCGAGCCACAGGCGACGGCGGGGATGTGTTCGCTGTGATTGCGGGCAACCTGGGGGTCGACGTGCACACGCAGTTCCCGCAGGTGTTGGCGCGAGCTGCGGACCTGCTCGGCCTCGTCAACACGCAGCTGGTGCGCCGCAAGCGCCGCGAGCCGCCGACGGACGATCTCGGCCCGCAGACGGCCAAGTGGGACTACCTGGACGCCGCCGGCAAGCTGCTCGGTGTGGTGTACCGCTACGACCCGCCAGGCCGAGGAAAGGAGTTCCGCCCTTGGGATGCCAAGCGGCGCAAGATGGCGCCGCCGGATCCGCGCCCGCTGTACAACCAGCCGGGGTTGGCGAGTGCTACGCAGGTGGTGTTTGTCGAAGGCGAGAAATGCTCCCAGGCCCTGATTGACACCGGCATCGTCGCCACCACGGCGATGCACGGGGCGAACGCGCCGGTCGAGAAGACCGACTGGTCCCCGCTGGTCGGCAAGGCCGTGCTGATCTGGCCCGACCGGGATAAGCCGGGCTGGGAGTATGCCGACCGGGCATCGCAGGCGATCCTGCAGGCGGGCGCGGTGTCGGTGGCCATCCTTTTACCGCCGGACGACAAACCGGAGGGTTGGGATGCCGCCGACGCGATTGAGGAGGACTTCGACATCGGCGGCTATCTGGCGGCCGGCGCGCGGGTGCCGGTGGTGCTGGAGGTGGACGACACCGTGTCGGCGGACGTGCTGGAGGGCGTGGACTGGGAAACCGAGGACGGGCTGGCGACGGCCTTCACGCGCCGCTACGGCGACGACTGGCGCTACTGCTCTCTGTGGGGCAAGTGGCTGGTCTGGACCGGTGTGCGCTGGAATCACGACCAGTTGCTGTACGTCACTCACCTGTCTCGGGGTATTTGCCGGGCGGCCTCGTTCAAGGCGGAAACGCCGCGGCAGAAAACCAAGCTGGCGAGCTCGTCGACCATCGCCTCGGTCGAGAAGATCGCCCGCTCGGACCCGAAGCACGCGGCCACCGCCGACGAGTGGGACGCCGATGTGTGGGCGCTCAACACGCCGGGTGGCGTGGTCGACCTGCGCACGGGCAACCTGCGTGCGCATCGGCGCGAAGACCGGATGACCAAGGTGACGACGGCGACGCCGCGCGGACGCAACGGGGAAGGCTGCCCTTCGTGGCTGGCGTTCATCGGCGATATCACTGGCGGCAACACGGATCTCGCGGCCTACCTGCAGCAGATGGCGGGCTACGCGCTGACCGGGTCGACGCAGGAGCATGCGCTGTTCTTCCTGTACGGCACGGGTGCCAACGGCAAGTCGGTGTTCGTCAACACGCTGGCGACCATCCTGGGCGACTACGCGGTCAACGCGGCCATGGACACGTTCATGGAAACGCGTGCTGATCGGCATCCGACCGACATGGCGGGCCTGCGCGGTGCACGTTTCGTGGCGGCCATCGAGACGGAGCAGGGACGGCGGTGGGCCGAATCGAAGGTCAAGAACCTGACGGGGGGCGACAAGATCTCCGCGCGCTTCATGCGCCAGGACTTCTTCGAGTTCTTCCCGCAGTTCAAGCTGTTTGTTGCGGGCAACCACAAACCGGCCATCCGCAACATTGACGAGGCGATGAAGCGGAGGTTGCACCTGATCCCGTTCACGATCACCGTGCCACCCGAGCGCCGGGACAAGCACCTGCAGCAGAAGCTGCTGGCCGAGCGGGACGGCATCCTGGCGTGGGCCGTCCAGGGCTGTCTGGACTGGCAACGATTGGGACGGCTGCAGCCGCCGCAACAGGTGCTGGACGCGACCGAGGAGTATTTCGAGGCCGAGGACGCGCTGGGCCGCTGGCTGGACGAGCGCTGTGTGCGAGAGGCCAACGCCAAGACGTTGACCGCCGAATTGTTCAACGACTGGAAACAGTGGGCCGAAGCCGCAGGCGAGTTTGCCGGGTCGCAAAAGCGATTTGCTGATTTGTTGCTCATCAGGGGCGTCGAGAAATGGCGGAATACGGCGGGTTTGCGGGGTTTCCGTGGCGTAGGTCTGATGCATCCGCCGATGCCGACCTATAGCCCGTACTCGGACAACTGAGCACCACGCCGACACATCCGACCGACGGATCGGACGGACTACGTCGTTAACTCTTACGCGTGCGTATACGCGCGCACCTTATGGAAGGTTTCGATGTAGTGCGTCCGATCCGTCGGTCCGAACAAAACGAAGGACTGAAACCATGACGACGACCCACGTCGTGCAACACCAGAACATCAAGCTCGGCGGGGCATTGCAGCCACTGTTGTTCCGAGATGCTGGAGGTGTGGCATGAAGATCCCCACACCGTCCTACCGATCCGCACTGGCCCGCACCCAACCCGAGATCACGGACCTCGAAGCCTTCAAACGGCAGGGTTGGCGGGACCAGCGCATCCTCGTGGTGAACGAATCTGACGAGCGCTTGGATTTCCTCGAACGCGAGCTGGTGCGCCGCATCGGTGAGCGGCTCTACGGTGAGGGAGGCAAGCGCCATGAGCGGTAGCTCGGAAGCCTGGACTCTCGATTCGGTGGCAGCGCGTTTCGAGGAGGCGGCTCGTACCGGACGGACGCTGCCACCCGTGCGCGTGCAGGGCTATTTCCGCGTCTGGCCTCACATCGTGCGTGAGCAATGGGAGCGCCTGGCGGCAGACGAACAACCGCGCCACTACTATCCGCCGAGTCCCGCGGCCATTGACCGGATGCTGGAGACGATGCGGTGGGTGCAGTGGCTGGACGTCGACCACCGTCACCTCGTCTGGATGCGTGCCCAAGGCGACGAATGGCGGCACATCGCCAAGCGCTATGCGTGCTGCATCAAGACGGCACAACGGCGCTGGCAACGAGCCATGCAGACTGTGGCCGGCCGGCTCAATGGCGGTGCCCAGGTGGACGGTGAGTGAAATTGAGTAATTTCGGCAACGCTTGCGAAGGATTGCGGGGGATTGCTATCAATTGACAAGCCAACGCAAAAAGGGGGGTGTCCCATCTTCGGCGAAAAGCGGTACATTTACGCCTATCGTAGCGACATGAGCGCGGGGGGCTGACGAGGCCCCCCAGGGGGAGGGGGTCCTTCCCCCAAAAGGCGCAATACGGGGGGCGCGAGCGCAACGCTCGTTTAGCGACAGGGTGCGAACCCAGGTTCGCACGGTTCGCGGTTCGCACCCCCGTCCGGTTCGCACGATTCCATTCCACGCCCGCCCACGGCCCGTCCGTCGGCGGGCGTTTTCATTTCTACGCGGCAATACCGCATACGGCCTGCGCCGGGATTCGTCCCCGCGCGGGCCGTTTCCTTTTGGGAACCCGAAACAGAACATGCTCAACGTCGAGTACCGCAAGGTTCAGGCGCTGATCCCTTACGCCAGGAACCCGCGAACGCACAGCGACGAGCAGGTGGCCAGGATCGCCGCCAGCATCGTGGAGTACGGCTGGACCAACCCGGTCCTGGTCGATGGCGAGAACGGTGTGATCGCGGGCCACGGACGCGTGGCCGCCGCGCGCAAGCTCGGCATGGAAGACGTGCCGGTGATCGAACTGGCGCATCTGTCGCCCACGCAGAAGCGAGCGCTCATCCTGGCCGACAACCGCATCGCGCTCGATGCCGGCTGGGACGAGGAACTGCTGGCGCTGGAATTCGCGGAACTGGCCGATGCAGGCTACGAGCTGGCCCTGACGGGGTTCAGCGTGGACGAGATCGACGCGCTGCTGGCCGACGATCTGGGTGAGGCCGAGGGCGACGAAGGGCAGGATGATCCGGAGCCGGATGCTGCGGACGACGTGCCCGCCGCGTTGGCAGTGCCGGTGTCCCGGCCGTGCGATGTCTGGCTCCTGGGCGAGCACCGTCTGATCTGTGGCGACGCCACCGATGGCGCCGTGATTGCAGCCCTGATGGCGGGCCAGCAAGCCACCCTGTGCTTCACCTCGCCGCCCTATGCCAACCAGCGCAACTACACCAGCGGCGGCATCTCCGACTGGGATGTGCTGATGCGCGGCGTGTTCGGCAATGTGCCGATGGCGGCCGGCGGCCAGGTTCTCGTCAACCTCGGTCTGGTCCACCGCGACAGCGAGGTCGTGCCGTACTGGGACGCCTGGATCGGCTGGATGCGCACGCAGGGCTGGCGGCGCTTCGGCTGGTACGTCTGGGACCAGGGACCGGGGATGCCCGGCGACTGGATGGGACGTCTGGGGCCATCCTTCGAATTCGTCTTCCACTTCAACCGGGAGTCTCGCCGGCCGAACAAGACGGTAGCGTGCAAGTTCGCTGGCAAGGACGAACACCTGCGCCCCGATGGCACCTCGACCTCGATGCGGAACAAGGCCGGCGTTCGTGGGAGTTGGACGCACGAGGGCCAAGTCACCCAGGACACCCGGATCCCCGACTCCGTGATCCGCGTGATGCGCCACAAAGGCAAGATCGGTCGCGACATCGATCACCCGGCCGTGTTCCCGGTCGCGTTGCCGGAGTTCGTGATCGAGGCGTACTCGGATGCCGGCGACATCGTGTTCGAGCCCTTCGGCGGCAGCGGCACGACGATGCTCGCCGCTCAACGGACCGGCCGCCAGTGCCGCAGCGTCGAGATCGCGCCTGAGTACGTGGACGTGGCCATCCAACGCTTCCAGCAGAACTACCCCGAGGTGCCGGTGACGCTGCAGTCCACCGGTCAAACCTTTGCCGAGGTTGCTGCCGAGCGGCTGGCGCACGCGGAGGTGGAGCAATGACGGCCTCGTGGCTCGCGGACAAAATCCAGCTCTGGCCGATTCAGCGACTCGCGCCCTACGCGGCAAACGCCCGAACCCACTCCGACGAACAGATCGCGCAGATCGCCGCCAGCATGGTGGAGTTCGGTTTCACGAACCCGATCCTGGCCGGCGGTGATGGCGTCATCGTTGCGGGGCACGGCCGCCTCGCTGCCGCCATGAAACTGGGGCTGCAGGCGGTGCCGGTCGTGGTACTGGATCACCTGAACCCGACGCAACGGCGGGCGCTGGTCATCGCCGACAACCGCATCGCCGAGAACGCGGGCTGGGACGAAGCGGTGCTGCGCGCCGAGCTCGCTGCGCTCGATGCGGCGAGCTTCGACCTGTCCTTGACCGGCTTCGATGCCGACGCACTGGCCGATCTGATGGACGACGAGGAGGGTGACGGTCAGTCGGAGGAGATTGCGCTGCCGGAGGTACCCGAGGATCCGATCTCACGGCCGGGCGACATTTGGGTGATGGGCAAGCACAGGCTGCTCTGTGGGGATGCCACCATCGCCGAAAGCTACGACCGGCTGCTGCAGGGCGAGTTGGCGGACATGGTCTTCACGGATCCGCCGTACAACGTGAACTACGCCAACACGGCCAAGGACCGGCAGCGCGGCACGAGCCGGGCCATCCTGAACGACAACCTGGGCAGCAGCTTCTACGATTTCCTACGAGCGGCGTTGACGCCGCTGGTCGCTAACTGTCGGGGGGCCATCTACGTGGCCATGTCCTCCAGCGAACTGGACGTGCTGCAGGCGGCGTTCCGCGAAGCCGGCGGCCGCTGGTCAACGTTCATCATCTGGGCCAAAAATACTTTCGCGCTCGGGCGCGCGGACTACCAGCGGCAGTACGAGCCGATCCTGTACGGGTGGGCAGAGGGCGCGCAACGCCACTGGTGTGGCGACCGCGATCAGGGAGACGTGTGGCAGATCAACAAGCCTGCCCGGAACGACCTGCACCCGACGATGAAGCCAGTGACGCTGGTAGAGCGCGCTATCCGCAATTCGAGCCGACCGGGCGACGTGGTGCTCGACGCATTTGGGGGTTCGGGCACGACGTTGATTGCGGCGGAGAAGGCGGCGCGCGTGGCGCGCCTGATCGAGCTGGATCCTAAATACGCCGACGTGATCGTGCGACGTTGGGAGGAGTACACGGGAGAGACGGCTATCCGCGAGGCGGCAGGCCAAGGGACGTCCGCCAATTGAACGGGGCCTTGGCCGCCGATTCTGCTGCCAACTCCTCTTCAATGTGCCTGAGGATCACGAGGGTTTGGCGATCGCGGGGAAGCGCGGTGGTCAGTACGCGGATGGCCTGTTCGATGGAAATGTCCGAGCGTCGGTTCTGGATCAACCAGCGCAGTGCTTGCTCGCGCTCGGATTCGGGGGTGCGGGGAAGGTTGGTGGTGCGCATGGCTTTGCTCCTTTGCGTTGACCGTTGCGATGGCACCAGTAACGCGCTGTTCGGTGCGCAAGCCAAGCGGCTCGTAAATCGGTGGCACAGGCGATCCAGGCTCCGGACTGCCGGCACCGCCCGGCATCAGGCGGCACCGCGCTCGGTAACCGATCAGGAGTCGATGGTCTTGGGGTAGAGGTCGCCGCTGGTGATATCGGCAACGTAGACGACATCGCGGAAGGCGCCGGGCTCATCGGCGATGCAGACGCCGCCGATGGCGCTGAGCGCGACACCGTACTTGCGCGTGAGGGCGGTGAGCTCGGTGACGAAAGCGTTGTAGTTGGCGGTGGTGATGTCCATGTTCGTGTCCTCTTGGTTGATGTCGTTGCGACACGTGTATGAACGCGCTGTTCGACCGAGAAGCCAAGCGATTGGATCAAACGCAACGCCGAAAAACTGAGCTTGGCTTGCGTGGCCGACAGCGCGTTACTGGTGCCATCACAACAGCGCCACGGAGCGAAAGATGCAAAGGACGTATCAAGTAATCAACACCACCAACAGGGCGGGCGGCTTCTACGGCGCGATGCGGTATAGCGCCGCTGCGGCTTGGCCGCTCGCCATGGTGGCGATCTCCCAGACAACAGGCGCTGCACCGCGCGTGGTGCGGTTCTTTCTGGATAGCGCCCACGGAGAGCAGTTCGGCAATGAGGTGCTGAACGCCATGGGATTGGGGTTGGAGCGCGCCATCAACTGCGTGATTGCAGAATGGATGGGGCGCGCAGTCGATGAGCAAACGGCCAAGACCTACGGCATTCGACCCGGCCCGTCTTACCTGATGAGCCACCTGATCGCCGGCGCGATCGAGGTCCGCATGTTTGGGGATCTGGCGTAGGGAACGCAGGGGCGACCCTGCTGCGTGCGGGCACCGTGTCCTGCACGCACCTGGGCGAGGCACTGGCGGATCAGCGACGTGCGTGGCCCCCCCGGCCGCTGCCGCGCCACCGTGCGCGCGTTGGCGGTTGTCGGCCCGACGTCCGGCAAGGAAGCCGAGCAGGGCTCGGCGTCCTTGTCTTGCAACGATCAGTCTGCGCGGGCCACGTAGCGGGCGTAGTCGCTACCTTCCGGATTGACATACAGGGTGGGGCGACCGGGTGCAGTGACCTCGACGCAGAGGTAGCGATCGAGCATGCCGCCTCCCTTGCCGCGCAGCCAGTCGCGTGACACGAGCAGGCCGCTCGCAAATTCATCGAACTCTGCCGGGGTGAGGTGTTTGGTCTCGGTGACGTAGACCTCGGCGTATTCCTTGCTGCGTACCTCGCCCAGATCGGCCGGTTTGCGTGCGAAGGGCAGGGGCTGGGCCAGTTTCTCGGTTTGGATCACGGCGTTGCCGATGACCAACGTGCGGGGCGTGCGTTTGATGGTGGTACTCATGGTGTTGTCCTTGGGGTTGGCGTCGTCAATCACGACAACCACATGAACGCGCTGTTCCGGCCACAAGCCAAGCGCTGTTCGCAGCCTCAGCGGGGCCGCTGCCATCGCAGTCGGCCCCGCGCGACATCAGGCGGACTGGTCGGCGGCCTCTGCAGCGATTCGATAGACGCGCTCGCTATCGCCCGACTTCTCGGAAATGATGGTCAGGCCCAGCCGCTTCTTGAACGTGCCAGCAAACGCGCCGCGCACCGTGTGTGCCTGCCAGCCGGTGGCTTCGCAAATCTGCTTCACCGTCGCGCCTTCCGGTCGGGCCAGCATCGCGACGACCTGGGCCTGCTTGCTGTTCTCGCGCGTGCGGGCCACCTTGCGTGGCTGCTCGGGCTGCGGTGCGTCGAGCCCCAGGGCGTTGTAGCCCGCGGCCGTGACCAGCCAGTCGTCGCCGCTGGCGGCAATCAGGGTGCGCTTCGCGAGCCCTTCGAGCACCTTCTTGCGTGCGCCGCCTTTGATGTTGTCGGGGAACCATTCGATCTTGCCGCTGGTGTGCGAAATGGCGTAGGCGAGGATCGCGTGCTGTGTCGGGGTCAGTTGTTGCGTGGTCATGTGTTGCTCCTTCGAGGTGGTTTGAACGTGGTGTGATGAACGCGCTGTTCGGCAGAGAAGCCAAGCGCTTTGTGCTGGAGGTTGCCGGGCAGGCGATGCCACCCGGCGCGGCATGTCAGGCGTGGTCGTCTTCCTCGTCCTCGTCTTCGCCGCTCTCGATTTCTTCGATGGTGTCCTGCAGGGTGCATCCCGATCCGCCGAGGTAGCCGTGGTCGTGGGAGATCGCGCAGGTGAGGTGGGCAATCCAGTAGTCCTCGGCGCGATCCAGCGCGCTACCGAATCCGCCGGCTTTCAGCACGCCGCGCACGTTTTCGATCAGGTCGAGCATCTGCTCCTTGATCTCGATTAGCTCTTCGACCACGTCGTTTTGGCTCAGGGTGTTGCGCATCGTTTGCTCCGGTTGATGTGTCGTGTTGGTGAGCACATGAACGCGCTGTGCCGCACAGAAGCCAAGCGCTATCCGCAAGAATTCAAATCAGATGGGAATTTCGATTCGCGCCTATGCACGGCACCGGGGCGTGTCCGACGCCGCCGTGCGCAAAGCCATTGCCGCGGGCCGCATCACGCCCGAGGCGGACGGCACCATTGACTCGGACCGGGCCGACGCCGAGTGGGCGCGCAACACCGAAGCACCGCGCCACGGGACCCGTTCCAGGCCCGTCAGGGTGGCCGTGCCACAGGAGGGCGGTCACGCCCCAGACGGGGCCGCATCGGCGCCCACTGGCGGCACGTCGCTGCTGCAGGCCCGCACCGTCAACGAGGTGGTCAAGGCGCAGACGAACAAGGTGCGCTTGGCGAGACTCAAAGGGGAACTGGTCGACCGCTCGCAGGCCATCGCGCATGTCTTCAAGCTGGCGCGCGCCGAGCGCGATGCGTGGCTGAACTGGCCGGCACGGGTGTCCGCCCAGATGGCCGCCGCACTGGCTGTCGATCCCCACACGATGCACGTCGCGCTGGAGTCGGCCGTGCGTGGTCACCTGCAGGAGCTGGGCGAGCTGCGCCCGCGCGTGGATTGATGCTGGTCGCGGATTACGAAGGCGCCGCCGAAATCGAGCGCGCCTGGCGCGAGGGACTAACGCCGGATCCGCTGCTGACCGTCTCCGAATGGGCCGACCGCCACCGCATGCTGTCGAGCAAAGCCTCGGCGGAGCCCGGGCGCTGGCGCACCAGCCGCACGCCGTACCTGCGCGCGATCATGGATTGCCTGTCGCCGACCTCGGCCATCGAGCGGGTGGTCTTCATGAAAGCCGCGCAGTTGGGCGCGACCGAGATGGGATCGAACTGGATCGGCTACGTCATCCACCACGCCCCCGGTCCCATGATGGCCGTCTGGCCCACGGTGGAGATGGCCAAGCGCAACTCCAAGCAGCGAATCGATCCGCTGCTCGAGGAGTCGCCTGCGCTGGCTGAGCGTATTGCGCCAGCCCGCTCGCGGGACTCGGGCAACACCATCCTCGCCAAAGAGTTTCGCGGCGGCGTGCTGGTCATGACCGGCGCCAACAGCGCGGTGGGTTTGCGCTCGATGCCGGTGCGATACCTGTTTCTCGATGAGGTGGACGGCTACCCGCTGGACGTCGAGGGTGAAGGCGATGCGATCTCGCTCGCTGAAGCCCGGACCAGGACGTTCGCGCGCCGCAAGATTTTCATCGTGTCGACGCCGACCATCTCCGGCGCCAGCACCATCGAACGCGAATATGACGCCTCCGACCAGCGCCGGTTCTTCGTGCCATGCCCGCACTGCGATGGCCGTCAGTGGTTGCGTTTCGAGCAACTGCGCTGGACCAAGGGCGAGCCTGACACGGCGGCCTACATCTGCGAAGCGTGCGAGGACCCCATCCATGAGCACCACAAGGCGTGGATGCTGGAGCAGGGCGAATGGCGGACGATGGCGGAGGCGGTCGGCCGCACGGCGGGCTTTCACCTGTCGTCGCTTTACAGCCCTGTGGGTTGGCGCAGCTGGCGCGATATTGCCGCTGCCTGGGAGAGCGCGGTGAGCAAGGAGTCGGGATCTGCGGCGGCGATCAAAACCTTCCGCAACACCGAGCTTGGCGAGACCTGGGTCGAGGAGGGCGAGGCACCCGACTGGCAGCGCCTGCTGGAGCGTCGCGAAGACTATCCGATCGGCACCGTGCCGGCGGGCGGCCTGCTGCTCTCGGCTGGCGCCGACGTGCAGAAGGATCGCGTGGAGGTCTCGGTCTGGGCGTTCGGGCGCGGCAAGGTGTCCTGGCTGGTGGAGCACCGCGTATTGATGGGCGACACCGCCCGCGACGGGGTGTGGAAGCGGCTGGCCGAACTGGTTGACGAGCAGTGGACCCATGCCAGTGGCGCGTCGATGCCGTTGGCGCGCCTTGCGCTCGACACCGGCTTCGCCACGCAGGAAGCCTACGCCTTCGTGCGCGCCTGCCGTGACGCGCGGGTGATGGCAGTCAAGGGCGTAGCGCGCGGCGCCGCGCTGATCGGCTCGCCCACGGCGGTCGACGTCTTGCGCAATGGCAAGAAATTGCGCCGGGGCATCAAGCTCTTCACGGTGGCGGTCGGCATCGCCAAGGTCGAGTTCTACAACAACCTGCGCAAAGCTTCCGACGTGGCCGAGGACGGCGTGACCATCGCGTACCCATCGGGGTTTGTCCATCTGCCCAAGATTGACGCGGAGTTCATGCAGCAGTTGTGCGCCGAGCAGTTGATCACCCGCCGTGATCGCAACGGCTTCCCGATCCGCGAGTGGCAAAAGATGCGCGAGCGCAACGAGGCGCTCGACTGCTACGTGTACGCGCGGGCAGCCGCCAGCTCAGCGGGTTTGGATCGTTTCGAGGAGCGCCACTGGCGCGAACTGGAGCGGCAACTGGGGCTGGCCCCGCCACCTGACGTACCACCCACAATCGAATCGCTGTCCCCCACAGATGCCACCGCTCGCGGTGGCATCGCCGTTTCTGGACCCCGTGTCGGGGTCCGTCGAGCCAGCCGGCGCGTGATCAAAAGCCGCTGGCTGTCCTGAGCACCTCGGTGCTCTCCTTTCTGATACCCGGAGTTCATCCCCATGAGTTTGCAGACTCGCATCGAATCCCTGATCCAGCGCCTCGCGTCGGAGTTCAAGACCATCCATGAGCAGGTGGGCACGCTCGCCCGACTGTCGACCACGGACAAGACCAGCCTCGTCGCGGCGATCAACGAACTGCGCGCGCAGTTCGACAAGCTGGCCAACGCCGCGCTGATTGATGACACCAACGCGGCCGGCACTACCACCACGTTCTCCGCCTCGCGCATCACCAGCCTGCTGGACGCGCTGAAGGCGGACTTGCTCGGCGGTGCGGACGCGGCCTTCGACACCCTGAAGGAGTTGCAGGAGGCGATCCTCAAGGACCAGACCGGCATCGCCGCGCTGCTGGCCGCCGTGGATCGCCGCGTGCGCTTCGACGCCGCGCAGGCGCTGACCGCCGACGAGCAGGCCCAGGCCCGCCAGAACATCGGCGCGGTGGCGGTTGCCGCCATCGGTGACCCCGAGATGGACTTCGTGCCGGTCTTCGAGGCGGCGCTGTCGGGCGCCTGACCCGCCGCCGATGTCGCTGACCGGAAACATCGCCGAGCTCGCTGCCGCCATTGCCCAGGAGGTGCGCGCGCGCATCACGGCGGACCACCCGGCCCTGGCCCGCGCCTGGGTCTCCTTCGGCACCGTCGGCGACCAGGCGGTGATCCGGTCGGCCTTCAACGTTGACAGCGTGATCCGCGTCGGCACGGGCAAGTACCGCGTGGTCTTCACCGAGCCCATGCCCGACGCCGGCTACTGCTGGACGGCCTTCGCCCGCAACGCCGGGCGCCAGTCCGCCATGAAGTCCGCCAGCGCCCGCGCGCGCGCCGAGGCCAAGACCGCGGCGTTCGTGGAGGTCATCTGCACGACCGCGGCCGGGACGCTGACCGATACCTCCGAACTCAACCTGATCGTATTCCGCTGATGGCATATACCGAAGCGCAGCTTCAAGCGCTGGAGGCCGCGCTCGCAAAGGGCGAGCGTCGCGTCACCTTCCAAGACAAAACCGTCGAATACCGCTCGGTCGATGAGCTCAAGCTCGCGATCCGCGAGGTGCGGCGTGGCCTGTTCGAGCAGGCCGCCGAAACCGGCCTGTGGCCGGGTGCCCCGCGCCAGATCCGCGTGACGACAGCCAAAGGGTTCTGATGGCCAGCACTGGACCCCGAACCCCGCCCGGCTGGTTCGCCCGGATCCGCGGCCTGTTTGGCCAAGCACCGGTCCACGAGGCGGCCGGCCGGGGCCGGCGTTCGCTCGCCTGGATGCCCAGCAACCCAGGCGCGGTGGCGGCGCTGCTCGCCAGCGGCGCGGACCTGCGCATCAAGAGCCGCGACTTGGTCAGGCGCAATGCATGGGCGCAGGCTGGCATCGAGGCATTCGTCGCCAACGCGGTCGGTACCGGCATCAAGCCGCAGAGCCTGTCCACGGACGACGCGTTCAAGGCCGAGGTGCAGGCGCTGTGGCGCGACTGGACGGCCGAGGCGGATGCCGCCGGCCAGACGGACTTCTACGGCCTGCAGGCGCTCGCCTGCCGAGCCATGCTCGAAGGGGGCGAGTGCCTGATCCGCCTGCGCCCGCGCCGCGAAGAGGACGGTCTCGCCGTGCCGCTGCAACTGCAGTTGCTGGAGGCCGAGCACCTGCCGATGCACCTGAACACCGATCTGCCTTCCGGCAACGTGGTGAGGGCGGGCATCGAGTTCGACGGACTGGGGCGCCGGGTGGCCTACCACCTGTACCGGTCGCATCCGGACGACGGCAGGCTTGCGCCGATGTCGGGGCAGGGCGGGCTCGATACCGTGCGGGTCGACGCGAGCGAGATCATTCACCTGTTCCGCGTGCTGCGGCCAGGCCAGATCCGGGGCGAGCCGTGGTTGTCGCGGGCGCTGGTCAAGTTGAACGAGCTCGACCAGTACGACGACGCGGAGCTGGTGCGCAAGAAAACCGCCGCCATGTTCGCGGGATTCGTGACGCGCCAGAGCCCGGAGGACAACCTGATGGGCGAGGGCCTGCCGGACGAGGCCGGCATCTCGCTGGTCGGGCTGGAGCCGGGGACGCTGCAGATTCTGGAGCCGGGCGAGGACATCAAGTTCAGCGACCCGGCCGATGTGGGCGGCTCCTACGGCGAGTTTCTGCGCACGCAGTTCCGCGCAGTTGCCGCGGCGCTCGGCATCACCTACGAGCAGCTGACCGGTGACCTGACCGGCGTCAACTACTCGTCCATCCGGGCGGGTTTGCTGGAGTTCCGCCGGCGCTGCGAGATGGTGCAGCACAGCGTGCTGGTCCACCAGATGTGCCGCCCGGTGTGGGCCGCGTGGATGAAGCAGGCGGTGCTCTCGGGTGCGTTGATCGCTCCTGGCTTCGCGCGCGGCGGGGCGGCCCGCCGCCGTCAGTACCTGCAGGCGAAATGGGTCCCGCAGGGCTGGCAGTGGGTGGATCCCGAGAAAGAATTCAAAGCGATGTTGTTAGCCATCCGTGCCGGCCTGATGAGCCGCTCGGAAGCCATCTCGACGTTCGGTTACGACGCCGAGGACATCGATCGCGAGATCGCCGCCGACAACGCCCGAGCCGACGCGCTCGGCTTGGTCTTCGATTCCGACCCGCGCCACACCGCCAAGGATGGCGCACCCGCCGCGTCCCGCACGGACGCCACCGCTGGCGAACCCGTCGCCGCCTGAAGGATTTCCATGACCCTGTTGCCTCATCTGGCGACACGCCTGTTCGGCGTGCCGCTGGCGATTGATCGCCCGAAACTCGACGTGATCCTGTCAGTGCTGGGGCCACGCGTGGGCTTGGCCGACCTGGCGCCGCCGGGCGACTACACGCCGCCCCCGCGCGGCCCGGCCCGCAGCCATGCCCAGATCGCCGTGATCCCGATTCACGGCACGCTCGTGCGGCGCACCGTGGGCCTGGAGGCCGAGTCGGGGCTGGCGAGCTACACCGCCATCGGCGACCAGCTGGACGCTGCGCTGGCCGATCCCGGCGTGGGCGCGATCCTGCTCGACGTCGACAGCCCGGGCGGCGAGTCGGGCGGGGTGTTCGATCTGGCCGACCGCATCCGCGCCGCCGCCGCCGTCAAACCGGTCTGGGCGGTGGCCAACGACATGGCGTTCTCGGCGGCCTACGCGCTCGCCAGCGCCGCGTCGCGCCTGTTCGTCTCGCGCACGGGCGGCGTCGGCTCGATTGGCGTCATCGCCATGCACGTCGACCAGTCCGTCAAGGACGCCCAGGACGGCATCCGGTATACGGCGGTGTTCGCCGGTGCCCGCAAGAACGATCTCAACCCGCACGCGCCGATCACCGACGAAGCGCAGGCACAGCTGCAGGCCGAGGTGAGCCGCATCTACGGGCTGTTCGTCGCGACCGTAGCCAGCTATCGCGGGCTGTCGGCCGAGGCGGTGACGGCTACCGACGCAGGTCTGTTCTTCGGGCAGGACGCTGTCACCGCCGGCTTAGCCGACGCCGTCGGCACGTTCGAGGACGCGCTCGCCCAACTCACCGCATCCCTGTCTCCTTCCGCGCCGGCCATGACGGCGCGCGGCGTTTCTCTCAACCCCCAGATGGACTGTTCCATGACCACTCAACCTGATCCCGCTGCAGTCAGCGCGCCGGCTGCGGAAGCACCTGGTGCCACCGCCCAATCCCCAGTGGTTGCATTGCCGCAGGCGGCCCCCGTTGCCAGCCACAGCGACGCCGTGGAGATCGCCCAGCTGTGCACGCTGGCCGGTCGCACCGACCTGATCGCCGGGTTCCTCGAAGCGCGCGCCACGCCCGAGCGCGCGCGCAGCCAACTGCTCGCCGCACGGGCCGAGGCGTCGCCCGAGATCGCCAGCCGCATCGATCCGCAGGTGCCGGCCATGTCCGCCAGCGCCGGCTATCCCGCATCCCCCCACAACCCGTTGCTCCAGGCCGTCAAGAAGCGCCTGGGCATTCAGTAATCACGATCCATGGCAGTTCTTCAAGAACCACTGAACCTGGGCGACCTTCTGAAATACGAAGCGCCCAACCTGTACTCGCGCGAACGCGTGACCGTGGCCGCCGGCCAGACCCTGTCCCTGGGCGCCGTGGTCGGCATGGTGACCGCCACGGGCAAGGTCAAGCAGCTTGACCCCTCGGCCACCGATGGCAGCCAGTACGCCGCCGGTGTGCTGATGCAGACGTGCGACGCCCACCTCGCCGATCGTGACGACGGCCTGATGGTCGCGCGCCACGCCATCGTCGCCAGCCACGCGCTGCAGTGGCCCGCCGGCATCGCCGCCGTCGAGCAGCACGCCGCGATCTCTCAACTCAAAGCGTTGGGCGTCCTGGTACGCATCGGGGCCTGATCGACTATGCAAAATCCATTCACTAATCCTGCCTTCGAGATGGCCTCGATGACGGCGGCCATCAACCTGATCCCAAACCGGTACGGCAAGCTGGAGCAGATGAATCTGTTTGCGCCTAAGCCGGTGCGCACGCGCCAGATCATCGTGGAGCAACGCGAGGGTGTGCTGACCCTGCTGCCGACGCTGCCGCCGGGCTCGCCCGGTACGGTCGGCACGCGCGGCCGGCGCAACGTGCGCTCCTTCGTCATCCCGCACATCCCGCACGATGACGTGGTGCTGCCCGAAGCCGTGCAGGGGCTGCGCAGCTTCGGCTCGGAAACCGAACTGGAATCGGTGTCCAGCGTGATGGCCGAGCGCCTGGAAACGATGCGCAACAAGCACGCCATCACGCTGGAGCACCTGCGCATGGGCGCGCTCAAAGGCAAGATCCTCGATGCCGATGGTTCCACCCTCTACAACCTGTTCGATGAGTTCCGCATTCAGCAGAAGGTGGTGAACTTCGAGCTGGGGGTCGATAAGACCGAGGTCCGCAGTAAATGCGCGGATGTGCTCAGCATGATCGACGAATCCCTGCTCGGCGAGGTCATGACCGGCGTGCACTGCCTGTGTTCGACCGATTTCTTCAAGGCACTGGTCAGCCACAAGAGCGTCAAAGAGGCCTATTCGCGCTGGCGTGAAGGGATCATGCTGATCAACGACGTGCGGGCCGGCTTCGAGTTCGGTGGCATCACCTTCGAGGAGTGTCGGGGCAAGGCGTCCGACGCGGAGGGCACTGTGCGCAACTTCATCGAGCCAGGCGAGGCACACATCTTCCCGGTGGGCACCATCGACACCTTCAGCACGTACTTCGCGCCGGCCGACTTCAACGAGACGGTCAACACGCTGGGCCAGCCGATGTATGCCAAGCAAGAGCCGCGCAAGTTCGATCGCGGAACCGATGTGCACACCCAGGCCAACCCGCTGCCGATGTGCCTGCGCCCCGGCGTGCTGGTCAAGCTGACGATGGGGTGACCATGGATATCGTGGAGACCCTCTACGAAGCCGCTGGCAATGCCGGGTTGCTGAAAGAGTGCGTTTGGCGGCCGTCCGACGGCAGCCCGCCGCGCACCAACCTGGTGGGCTTCGCCGCGCCTGACGAGACGCTGCTCGACGGCCTGACGGTCAGCACCGAGTATGTGATGTCCTACCCCGGCCGCGTCTTTGCGGGGCTCGCGCCCCGCGAGACCGTCGAGGTCGCGGGCGGCGTCTTCCTTGTGCGTGACCTGCGTGCAGTTGGCGACGGCTCCGAGATCCGCGCCAAGCTCACGCGCCTGTAATCCCGCCTGTAATCCCCTATGGCAGTCAACTCTGTTCGCGAGCGGATCCTGCTCGCGGTGATGGCGGCCGTCCGTCCGCCGGTGCAGGCGCTCGGCGCCACGCTGCACCGCTCACCAGCGGTCGCCATCGCGCGCGAGCAGTGCCCGGCGCTGGCGGTGTATCCGGAGAGTGATGCCATCGCCAGCCGGGCCAATGACCGTGTCACCCGCGAACTGACCGTGCGAATGACGGCGCTGGCCCGCGCGGTGCCGCCCGCCACGCCGGAGACCGAGGCGGACCGGCTGCTTGTCGCGGCCCACGCCGCGCTGATGGCCGATCTGAATGTCGGCGGCCTGGCGCTCGGCATCCACGAGCTCGATTGCGAGTGGGACGTCGAGGACGCCGACGCCGTGGCGGCGGCCATTCCCGCGCGCTACCGGATCACCTACCGGACCCTGGCCGCCGACCTGGCGACGCCAGCTTGATGTCGTTCTGACAGCCGTTCTGGCCGCCGCTTCCGGCGGCCACCCGCACGTCCAAGCGCCCCGTTCGGGCAGCGCTTACCCCCGTACCCATTTCTGCGTCACGCAAGGAATTTCCTCATGAGTACCTACGCCTCCTTCCAGGGGCGCGTCTTCCTCGGCAAGCGAGATGCCCTGGGCGCGCCCTATGAGGTGCGCTCGCCCGGCAACGTGGCCGAGCTGAAGCTGTCCCTCAAAACAGATGTTTTGGAGCACTACGAGAGCCAGAGCGGCCAGCGCACGCTGGACCACCGGATGGTCAAGCAGAAGTCAGCCACCCTCAATCTCACCATCGAGGAGTTCACCAAGGACAACTTGGCGCTAGCCCTGTACGGCAACCACGTCACTGGCGACGGCGGCCTGGTCAACGACGAGCCGGTCGGCGGTGAGCAGCCACTGGTGGGCGACCGCTACTTCCTGGCGCACCCCAAGGTGTCGAAGCTGGTGATCAAGGACAGCAGCGCCAAGCCTGCCACGCTGGCGGCCGGTGTCGACTACACCGGCGATCCGGACTTCGGGTCGATCCAGTTCCTGCGTCTGGATGATGGTGCCACCCCGCCGGTGCCGTACGTGAAGCCGTTCAAGGCGACCTATGCCTACGGCGTGACCACCGAGATCGGTATCTTCACGCAGCCGCTGCCCGAGCGCTACCTGCGCCTGGAGGGCCTGAACACGGCCCAGGGCAATGCCAAGGTGTTGGTGGAGTTGTATCGGGTGGCGTTCGACCCGCTCAAGGAGCTCGCCCTCATTTCGGATGACTACAACAAGTTCGAGATGGAAGGCTCGCTGCTGGCGGATGCCACCAAGCCGGTTGATGCGGTGCTCGGTCAGTTCGGCCGCATCGTGCAAATGTGAGGCCAGCCATGGATGATCTGGACAAGCTCATTCCGCAGCCGGCCGAACTCACCGTGGGCGGCGAGTCGCTCGTCATCCTGCCGCTGAAGGTGGGGCGGCTGCCGGATTTCCTGCGCGCGATCTCGCCGACGCTGCAGCAACTCAACGCACCGCAGATCGACTGGCTCGGGCTCTTCATCGAGCACGGCGACGATCTGCTGCAGGCTGTTGCGATCGCAGTGGGCAAGCCACGAACCTGGGTCGATGACCTGGCCGCTGACGAAGCGATTCTTCTGGCGGCCAAGGTGGTCGAGGTGAACGCGGATTTTTTTACCCGGACGGTGCTGCCAAGACTCAACGTTCTGATCGAACAAGTGGCGAGAGGGCCGGTGCCATCTGGTTCGATGCCATCCAACGGCTGATCGACCACGGCCACCGGCTGCCCGACGTTCTTGGCTACACCCTTGCGCAGGTGCGAGCGTTTTTGGACGCCACCGCCCGTGCGGAGGCAGCACGCGACGCGCGGCTGCTGTCACTGATCGCCATTGGCACGCGGGGCGACGCACGCAATCTGGAACGCACGCTCGATCAGCTCACCGACAAGACACACAACCATGCGCGTTTCCGTTCGAATCGATAGCGCGGCAGCACAGGCCCAACTGCGCCGCTGGGCGGGCGAATTCCGTCCGAAGGTGAAGAAGGCCGTCGCGCAAGCCATGGCCGGCGAGGCGGCCGAGCTCAAGCAGCAGCTGCGCGATCACGTGGCCGGCCAGATGCGGGTGGTGAAGCGCTCGTTCCTCAAGGGCTTCACGGCCAAGGTGCTGGACAAGGATCCGAAGCGTCTGCCGGCGCTCTACGTGGGCTCGCGTGTCCCGTGGTCCGCCATCCACGAGCGGGGTGGTGTGATCGCGGGCCGGCTGCTGATTCCGCTGTATGGACGCGTTGGCAGGAAGCGCTTCAAGGCGCAGATCGCCGAGCTGATGCGCGGGGGGAACGCGTATTTCGTGAAGAACGACCGGGGAAATGTGGTGCTGATGGCCGAGAACATCGGGGAGCACGACCGGCCGCTGGCCGGCTTCAAGCGCCGCTACCGCAAGGCCGAAGGCGTCAAGCGCATCAAGCGCGGTGCGGATGTTCCGATTGCGGTGCTGGTGCCGCGTGTCGTGCTCAGGAAGCGGCTCGACATTGATCAACTGGTGACGCGGCGCATTCCGCGCCTGTCCGCCGCCATCGAGGCGCGCATCCGGCAGTTGGGCTGACCGGTGCGCGTCCCGTGGCGGCAGGCGGTGCCTGCCGGTGAATCAGGCGATCAGGAACTTGTCACGGTTCTTGCCGATCCAGGCCGGGGCGCGGCCACGGCCGGTCCACGTGGCGCCGGTCTTGGGATCTCGGTACTTGGGGACCGGGGCAGCCTTGGGGCCACGCTTGGTGGCGCGCTTCGGTGCCAGGCCAATGTCCTCGGCGGTCAGGCCGTATTCCTGTACGACCTGACGCACTTGCTCGGTGATGGTTGCCAGCTCTTTCTGGCGCGCGGCTTCGAGTTGCTCTTCAAGCTTGTTCTTTTGAGCAAGCAGGTCTTTGTAAGTTGCCATGTGAACTCCCCTTGAGGTTCCTTGTAGTTGAAATAACCGATGCCAAACATCGTCAATGCCAATCGCAAAGACTCACATGTCATCGGGTATTGAAATTCTAGCTGCAAATTAAATGGAATGCAGGTGATGTGCGGTGCCGTTTTCAAAAAATTAGCAAAGATTGAACATTGCCGTCGGCCTATGGAAACGGTGCCGCGGCGATGGGTGACGCTCGTTTCACGACTTCCCCGTTTCAATTGCCTCGGACTGACCAGAGACATTCCGATTACCCGCGCCTGAATCGCGCCGCTGCGCTGCGGCACGCGCCTGCAATACCACTCCCCGATAAGCGGTCGAGCTCGCCATTCCATTGACCGGCGGTTTGTCCCTGCACGTCCGCTGATGCCCATCAGCCTCGGGACTTAACGTCTCTCGATTCGCCGGCCCGCTCGCGGCCGGTGCGACTGGCTCTTGTCAGGGCCAAGATCATGAACACAACTATCACCACCGACACCGACGACTGCCGGATCGGGAATGGGCGCACACCTCGCGGTGTGGGGGCCTATTACAACGAGATCGATCCATTTGCGGCCGCATGGCTGCGCAACCTGATCGCCGCCGGCCACATCGCGCCGGGCGACGTAGATGAACGAGACATTCAAGATGTGCGACCCGACGACCTCCGGGGATATCGCCAACACCACTTCTTCGCAGGAATCGGCGTCTGGTCGCTGGCCCTGCGTCGTGCAGGTTGGCCCGATGATCGCCCCGTCTGGACCGGCTCCTGTCCGTGTCAGCCTTTCTCCCAGGCAGGCAAAGGGCTTGTGTTTGCTGACGAGCGGCACCTGTGGCCTGCCTGGTACCACCTCATCAGCGAGTGCCGGCCTGCAGTTGTTTTTGGAGAGCAGGTTGCAAGCAAGCACGCGGACGATTGGGTCGACCTTGTATGTGCTGACATGGAAATCCTGGATTACGCCTTCGGGGCGGTCCCGTTTCCGGCTGCGGGCGTCGGTGCGCCGCACATCCGCGACAGGCTCTATTGGGTGGCCCACGCCTCAGGCGCGCGACTACAAGGGGGCCGATCTGGCAGGGGTGCGCGACAGGGGGGGGGAAGGGGCGCCGCTCAACGAGGTGGCGCAGCTAGCCGGCTGGCCCACACCCTGCCAGCAGGATGGACCGAAGGGTGGCCCGGGACAGGGGATCGACCGGCTTCCGGCCTGTGCGGCGATAGCCGGTTGGCCAACACCAATGGCCGGAACCCCAGCACGGAACGGCAACAACGCGGCCGGAAACAACGACAGCAGTCGGAGAACCGTCGCATTGCTCGCGGGCTGGGCCACCCCGACAGCGAATACGAACGAGGGGTCCATAGAGGGCAAGGAGGCCCGACGCGAGGCGTTGAAGGCGAAGTGGGCTGGCAAGACCGGCAATGGGATGAGTCTGTCGATGTTCGAGCAAGCGCATCCCAATCGATCCCCGGCCCGACGAACGGCCTCTGGCGAGCTGCTGACTGGCTCTTGTGCCGCGATGGGAAATGGAGGCCAGTTGAACCCGGCACATTCCCGCTGGCTCATGGGGCTACCGCCCGAGTGGGACGCCTGCGCGCCTATGGCAACGCGGTCAACGCGGAAGCGGCACGGCTCTTCATTGAGCACGTAATGGAATGGCTGTGACCTTCGAGTGGCAAACAAAATCGCTCAACAAGTTGAGAGCAATGATGGTGCCGGCAAGTTCAACTGAGCCACGTGGACGTCAATACGGCACTCGAATCGATTGGAGGCCGCAAACCGAGGATCCTTAGTGGGCCTACATTCTCTTCTCGGTTGTGGCGATCAGATTCACTGCTGCGCTGTACGTCGCCTGCGTGCGTCGCGTCTCGCCTTTGCGCTTGCCAGCCGGGCCGGTTCAGAATAGAGGCGGTCGAGCAGCGCAAATGCGAAGTCTTGGAGATCGTCAGCTTCTTCCTGATTTAAAGTCCCCGCGTGAGCGCCGTCATTGCCATCGTCCTTGACACAGTCGGCAAGGTTCCGAAAATCTATGGGCAAACGACTTGTCTGGAACAACCAACCAAGCGTGAGGCCCAGACTTCCGCGAATTCTTGGGTTGAGGCCGTCCACATCCTCTTCTGGAAGCAGGCCCCGAGTTGCTAGGTCAAGGCACAAGCGAAACATTGTCCCTGCCGCGTTGTAGCAACCGACGGCGACGCATTTCGCCCCCTCTTCGAAGGCGGAACGAATGTCGTTAGGCAGCGAGTCTGGCGGTTCTTGCGCAGAAAAATTTGCTGAACTGAGGTGACCCTTCACTACTACAAGATCACCTACTGACTTCACATCGGCAAATCCGTTCTCATGCAGATACCCGGCTTGGTCAATCCCTTTGTCGGCCACAAAGAAAACTGTTCCGCAATGGCAGGCCCGACAGATTGAATAGGCCTCTCTCACTCTCTGCCATCCGTGATTCATGTGCAGATCGTTGGTCGCCTGCAGATCAAAGGTTACGTGGCGCGCGTTGCACCGTGGGCAGTCTGCGATGAATTCGGGCATGGAACTCTCCAATCGCATGGGTCTTGACATGTGATGCTATACCAACTCGAGCAGGTTCTACCACTCATCACTTCGGGTGCTGCTGACGCCATCTGTTGGATTGTTAATACTGCCTCCATCATTTGGAGTGGCTAACAAAACCGGTCAACAAATCGCGAGCAAACGATGGCGCAGACGAGCGCTGAGCTCAGCCATGGGAACGTCCATATGGCACTCGAAGCAATTGCGCAGCTCGCCGAAGGCCGAAAAACCCAGTATGCGTACGCTCGAAAACTCAGTTGCGCCTAGCGATCCGAGTACGGGCGCGTCGAACCCTGACTGATGCACCTGCGCGAGCTCGAGCCCGAGAATGCGCGCCGCCTATCCCCAATGGGCGCCCAGTCAGCGCCCGGTAGCGCTTGGCGATTTGCTTGGCACTCTCGATCAGTACTGCCATTTCCTCCAAATTCACCGCGCTCTGATTCGCCATAAGACCCCCGGAGCGATTTCATTTCGATGGCAAATAATCGTATCAGCATCCTCGTCGCGCTCGATGGCACAGACGAGGGGCTCAAACGCGCCATTACATCCGCCGAGCGCAGCCTCGGTGAACTGGCCGCATCCGCCAAAACCGCTGGCGATAAAGCCGCGGCAGGCATCGCCCAGGTCAAGGCCGGCGTCTCCGTCATCAGCGAGCAGATCACCACCGCCAGGACGCAACTGCTCGCGTTCCTGTCGATCAACTGGGTAGTCGGCAAGGTGCAGGAGATCGTGCAGGTCGCCGACGCCTGGAACATGATGGTCGCGCGCCTGAAGCTGGCGACCGCCGGCCAGCGCGAGTTTACGGCGGCGCAGACCGCGCTGTTCGACATCGCCCAGCGCATCGGCGTGCCGATTCAGGAGACGGCCACGCTGTACGGCAAGCTGCAGCAGGCGGTGCGCATGCTCGGCGGCGAACAACAGCAGGCGCTCACCATTACCGAGAGCATCTCGCAGGCGCTGCGCATCTCCGGCGCGTCGGCCAACGAGACGCAGTCGGCGCTGCTGCAGTTCGGACAGGCGTTGTCGGCGGGCGTGCTGCGCGGCGAGGAGTTCAACTCCGTGGTCGAGAACAGCCCCCGGCTCGCGCAGGCCCTGGCCGACGGCCTGAACGTGCCGATCGGCCGGCTGCGCAAGATGGCAGAGGAGGGGCGGCTGACCGCCGACGTGGTGGTCAATGCGCTGCTGTCGCAGAAGGACAAGCTCGCCACCGAGTACGCGCAATTGCCGGCAACCGTCTCCCAGGCGTTCGAGCGGCTGCGCAACGCCTTCGGGCAGTACGTCAAACAGATCGACCAGGCCACCGGCTTCACCGGCAAGCTGGCAGGGGCGCTGACTTGGCTCGCGCAGAACCTCGACGCGGTGATGCAGTGGCTCAAGCGCATCGCCGAAGTGGGGCTGGCGGTGCTGGTCTACCGGCTGCTCCCGGCGCTGATCACCGCGTGGCAGACGGCAGGCGCCGCCGCCGTCACGGCCGCCAGCGCCACCTCCGCCGCCTGGGCCACGGCCAACCTGTCGGTGTCGGCTGCCATCGCGAGTGTCGGCCTGCTCCGGACTGGCTTCGCCACGCTGGGCGCCTTCCTCGTTGGCTGGGAGGTCGGCACGTGGTTGTCGGAGAAATTCGAGACCGTGCGGCGCGCCGGCATCTTCATGGTCGAAGTGCTGATCAAATCGGTCGAGCAACTGCGCTTTCGCTGGGAGGCATTCGCGGCCATCTTCACGTCCGACACCATCGCCGAAGCGACCAAGCGTCATCAGGCACGACTGGGCGAGATGAACCGGGTGTTCGCGCAGATGTACGCCGACGCCGGCCGGGGGACTGAGGCAGCCAAGGGCGCAATGAACGCGGCAGCCGGTGCTGCCGAGGAATCTGCCCGCCGCCTGGAGGCCGTGCGTCAGGGTACGCAGGAAGCGGTGGGGCGGGGGGCGGAGGCGGTCCACACCGCCTTGGAGAAGCTCAAGTCGCGGCTCGGCGAGGTCGAATCGGCGGTCTCCAAGGCCAGCCAGACCGTGGGCGACTCCACTGCCAAGATGGCCGAGGCGTACAAGGGGCTGGGCTCCATCGTCGAGGCCAACCTGCAGCGGCAGGTCGAGGCGGTCAAGGCCCGCTACCAGCAGGAGCAGGCGGCGCTGGAGCGCTCCGGTCAGACGCAGGCTGTACAGATCGCCCGCTCGACCCAGTTGCTGGTCGAGGCTCTCGCGCAGCAGACCGCGCTGCGCCGGCAGGCCGCCGCCGACGCGCTCAAGCTGATTGATGACGAGTCCCGTGCCCGCCTCGACGCGGCAGCACGCGATGGCAAGACCGAAACCGAGCGGGCGGCCAACGTGCAACGGGTCGAGAACGAAACCCTGGCCACCCGCCGGCAGACGTTGACCCAGGCCGCTGCGGAATACCGCCAGCACATCGATGCGCTCAACGCCGAGGCCAACCGGCATCTGGCCGAGGTCCGGCGCATCGAGGACGAGAAGCGCCAACTGTCGATGTCGACGGAGGAACGGATCCGCGACATCCGCCGTCAGGGCATGACGGACTTCGAGGCGCAGGAGGATCGCAAGCGCCAGATCACCGAATACCAGGCCAGTGCTCGCGCGGCGCTGGCCGATGGCGAGTTCGATCAGGCCCGCCAGCGCGCCAGCAAGGCGCTGGACCTGGCCGCCCAGGTGGCGAGCGCGCAATCCAGCGAAGCCAAGCGGGCGGAGGATGCACGCCGACAGTCCGAGCAGGCGGTTACACAGGCGGTTCAGTTGGAAGCCCAAGCGCGCGAGGCTCGGGGCCGGCAGGAATACGCCCAGGCCGAGGCCCTGCAACGGCAGGCGGACGAGCTGCGCGCCCAATCGGCTCAACGGGTGGCGACTGCCGACGCGCAGGCCGTGCAGGGCAAGACCGCCGTCAATGAGGCCATCAGCCGGATCCGCGATTCGGAGGCGATCCTCAACCAGACCCTGGATGCGGAAGCCCGGGCGCACCAGCGCGCCGCGCAGTCGGCGGTGTCAGCCCGCCAGGACGTCCAGCAGACGCTGGCCCAGACCGACAACCAGGTCGCCCAACTGACGGCCAAGCTGCAGCAGGGCCTCAAGGTCACCATCGATGCGGATACCCAGCGCTTCGACAAGGCCGTCGCCGACCTCGACAAGGCCCTGGCCGAGCGGGCGCGGCTGGTGGTCATCCAGGCCGATCTGCAGCAGGCCGAGAAGACGCTGCAGGACTACGAGCAGCGCCTGAAGGAAGGCAAGACGCTGCCGGTCGACGCCGACGTGTCCAAGGCGCTGGCGTCGCTGGACCGGCTCAACGCCTATGCCCGCGAGAACTCGCAGCTCGAGCTCCGGGTCGCCACCGAGAAGGCGCGGGCAGCCATCGCCAACGTCGAAGGCATGCTGCGGGCGCTGGATCGCGTGCAGACCGAGTCGCGCCACCGCGTGGCCAGCAACGTCGATGCGGTGCGTGCCGAGGTGCAGAGCCTGAACGGCATGAACACCTCCAGCACGCACACCATTGCCGTGCGCAGGGTGGAGGCCAACGCCGCGGGCGGGGTGGTCGGTGCCGGTGTACGCCAGTTCGCGGACGGCGGTGCGGTGACGCCCGCTTTCCCGCGCATGCAGGGCGGCTCGGTGCCGGGCACGGGCGACCAGGACACGGTGCCGCGCACGCTGGACGCCGGCGCCTACGTGATCCGCAAGGCGGCCGTGCGCAAGTACGGCGCGGGGACGTTGGCGCAACTGGCCAACGGCGTGGCGCGTTTTGCCACCGGCGGGGCGGTGCTGTTCGCGGGACGTGGTGGCAGCCCGCCGGGCAGGGCGAAGCGTAACCGCGACGTGTTCGAGGCCCGCAGGATGATCGACCTCGGCCTGCAGGGCATGAGCGACTACACCTCGTGGGCACAGCACAACGGCGGTGCCTGGGTCAGCTCGGACATGCGCTCGCGCACGATGACGACCTATGGCCGGCAGGCCGAGCGCGACCGGCAGGCGCTCGATGCGCTGGCCGAGCGCAAGCAGCTGACTGCTGCGGAGCGCCAGACCATCGAGCGCGTCAAGACCACGTGGCGCCAGGCCATGGCCCAGCCGATGCTGTGGGGCCGGGATCTGGAGCGCGACCTGCTCGACTACATGGAGCAGCACCAGGGCGAGTTCTATCGCGATGGCGGTGTGGCGGCTTCGGACAAGGTGCCCGCCATGTTGACGCCCGGCGAGTACGTGGTGAACCGGCAGGCGGTCGCGCGTCACGGCGTGGGCTTCTTCGACGCCATCAACAACCTCGCGCTGCCGGCACGCGCGCTGGCGAACCAGGTGCGGGGCTACGCCACGGGCGGGCTCGTCCAGCCGCTGGCAAGCATGGCGGCCAGGGCGTCGCAGGCGGTGGCGGGCGGGTGGAAGGGTGCCGATCCCGCCGCGGCCCTGTCGCAGGTGCTGGCCACGTCCATGCGCGTGCCGGTGCCCGCCTACGCGGCAGACGTCGCGCCCGCCAGGACCATCCGCGTGGAACTGGCCTCCGGCGGCCGGACCGTGGCCGCCACCATCGACGCGCGTGACGAAGCGCGGCTGCTCGAACTCCTCAAAGAAGCCCAGTCCCGGGCGCTGTAACCCATGCAACTCAAGAACCTTGCGGACAGTGCCGTGCTGGCGCTGCCCGACGACCTGCTATGGACGGACGAACACGCCTGGACGCCTGCCGTGGCGGCCGTGTCGTACCTGCTGACAGGTGCACTGCTGGTCGAGTCGGCCGCGCGCCAGAAGGGCCGGCCCATCACGCTGGTGGGCGCCGCCGACATGGCCTGGGTGAGCCGCGCGAGCGTGAACCGGCTGTACGCGTGGGCCGCCGATCCAGGCCGGCAGTTCGAACTGACGCTGACCGACGGCAGGACCTTCACTGTTGCCTTCCGGCACCACGAGACCGCCATCGAGGCCGAGCCGGTAATGGGCTTCCCGGCCCGGCGTGACACCGATTTCTACCGATTGACCCTCCGTCTGATGGAGATTTGAATGCCGATTCTTTACGGCGATGTGAAGCTGCTCGCCGCCGAGCGCCTGCTCGACACGCCCGACGGCGGCGGCCGTATGACCGGCCACGTGGTGGTCGACGGCCAATCGAACAATCTGTTCCCCGACATCTCGGAGCTCGACCGCACCTACGGGCGTGTCGCGCTGCGCAAGGCGTTTGTGGGGGTGCTGACCGATTCGACCGACTCCTACTACGGCGCGCATGCCATCGTGGCCGAGGCGCCGTCCGACCCGCGCGTTTCCGTCACGCTCTTCACCACCCGCTCATGGACTGACCGGCGCGAAGCCGCGCGCGACCGGGTCGAGCGCTATCTCGCTCGTGGCGTTAAATGGCCCGGCCAACTGCTGGAGCGGCAATTGACGGGCCAGCGCGCCATCACGCTGCTGCTCAAGCCTGCCGACCCGCTGCCGCGCGTGGGCCAAGCGCTGGTGCTGGTGCAGGACGAGGCCAAACCGACCGAGCTCGAGCAGTACGTCCGCGTCACACGCATCACCACGACCGAGCGGGAGTTCACGGTCAGCGAGGGCGGCGGCACCGTCAAGTTTTCTGCGGTTGTCGCGACCTGCGAGATCTCCGATCCGCTGCGCTACGACTTCGAGGGACCGTCGCCGTCCAACCGCGACGACGTCTCGGCCAAGGCAGCGCTGCGCGACACGATTGTCGCCAATGCCGCCGTCTACTACGGCATCGCGTCGACTGTGGCCGAGGCCAAGGTGGGCGATCTGCGCGTGCAGGTGCCCGGGCTCTTCGGGCAACTGGTGCCGTCCGCGCAATCGGAGACGCCGCTGGTGGACCTGAACGCAGCCGGCCAGGCGGTACCGCTACTGGAGAGCGGCAGCGGTGTGCTCACCTACACGGCCAACGGCCAGGTCGCCAGCGGCCGGAACCTGTACCTGGGCAACCCGCTGGTGCCGGGCAGCCTGCGCATCGCTGGTGGCGGCTACACCTTCACCGATTCGGCGGGCCAGCTCAAATCCGGCGCGAGCACCATCGGCACGGTCGACTATGCCCGAGGGCTGGTGGCCTTCAAAGACGGTACGCCCGGCTACGGCGGCGACTTTCAGGTGAGCTTCCGCCCGGCGGGCGCGCCCGTGCGCGTGGCCGACACCGCCGCGATTGCCGTCGCCCAGGAGAACCGCGGCTACGCCTACACCATCACCCTGTCGCCGCCGCCCAAGCCCGGCGCGCTCATCGTGTCCTACATGGCCCAGGGCAAGTGGTACGACCTGCGTGACCAGGGCGACGGGGCGATCCGGGGCACCGATTCATCCTTCGGAGCGGGGACGCTCGACTACGTCACCGGCTCCGTGATCCTGACGACCGGTGCGCTGCCGGACGCCAACACGGCGATCCTGTTCTCCTGGGGCACCGCAGCCAGTTACTTCAACCGGGTCGGCGCGCCGGTCGAGCCCCCGACCGTGCGCCACACCGTCGAACATCCGGGCATCGCACCGGGCACGCTGCGCATCACGTGGACGGACGGCGCGCACCAACGGGTAGCCACCGACGACGGGCACGGCATCATCGTCGGCGACGGCTCCGGCACTGTGCGCTACGCGCGCGGCGAGCTGGTTTTCCGGCCTGCCGTGCTCCCCGCCGGTGGTGCCGAGCTCGCCATCGACTACCAGTGGGGACCGCCGCAGGAGGCCACCTTTGCGCACCCGCTGCGCAACGCCGATGGCACCGTCACGGTCCGGCTACCGCAGACCGATATCCGCCCGAACACGGTCGAGCTCGAGTTCAACCTGCTGATCGAGAACTACGCGGCGATCTCGGGCACACCGGCCGAGATGCAGGTGGTGCAGCGTGTCGACCCGATCAAGATCGCACGCGACACCGGCGGCGGGGCCTTCGACAGCGCCGTGGTCGGCCGCATCGACTACGCCACTGGCACGCTCACCTTCCGACCCGATACCACGGTGAACGTCCCGTTCGCGCGCTACAGCGTGCAGCAGCTGGGTTGGACGGTGGAGGGCAGCGAGCGCCGCCCGGTCTACCGCAATACGTTCAGCCACTGGGAGTACAAGCCTGCTGGCGCGGCCATGCCGATCGATGAGTCCGGCTACGTCAAGGTGCGCTACCGCAGCTCCGATGCGGCGAGCGCGGCCACCGAGACCGTGACGCTCGCCCAGTTGGAGGTCGACCTGACCGACCGCTACGCCGAAGCCATCGTGCCCGGCAGTGTGCGCTTCGGCCTGGGCGGCAAGGTCTACGTGGACCGGCTGGGCACGCTGGTCACCGACATCAACGCCAACACTGGCGCGGGCACCCAGGCCGGCACCGTCGACTACGCGTCGGGCCGGGCGCTGCTGACCGTGTGGCAGCCGGGCGCCGGCGGCGTGATGTCGATGCAGTCGCTGCTGACAGAGCTCGGTGGCCAGCCGGTCGATGAGGTGACCTTCCGCGTGCCGGCAGCGCCCGTGCGGCCAGGGAGCCTCCAGATCCGAGCCGTGCCGTTGACCGGCGGCCAGATCACGGCCACCGCCAACGGGGACGGCACCATCGCGGCGGCGGGCATGCTGGGTACGGTGGACTACCAGACCGGTGTCGTGCGCGTGCGCTTCGGGCGCTTCGTGCCAGCGGCCGGACGGGAGGGGGAAATCTGGTACAGCGCCGATGCCGTGCGCAATGGCCAGATTTTCCAGCCGCTGCCGGTGCGGGCCGACACGCTGCGCTTCAATGCGGTGGCCTTCACGTACCTGCCGCTGTCGGCCGACGTGCTCGGGCTCGATCCGGTTCGGCTGCCACTGGACGGGCGGGTGCCGATCTTCCGGCCGGGAGACGTGGCCGTGGTGCACCACACCGCGACCACGCCGTTCCCCGACAACGCGCGCCAGGGACACAGGCTCGATGTCGGTAGGGTGCGCCTCTCAGCCCTGCGGGTGCTGGATGCCAATGGCAAGCCGGTCTCGACGGATCTGTACGCCACCGACCTCGACGCTGGCACCGTGACGCTGCGAGCATTGCCCGCCGGGCTGGCGCTGCCCCTGGTGGCCGAGCACCGCATCGAGGACATGGGCCTGGTCTCGGACACACAGATCAACGGTGTGCTGACGCTCACTCGGCCGCTAACCCACGACTATCCCGCGCGCGAGTCGCGGGTGTCGTCGGCGCTGATCATCGGTGACCTGCAGGCACGCGCCCACACGCTGTTCGCACAACAGACATGGACGGGGGAGTGGAAGGACGTCCGCATCGGCGCCAACACCATCGCCCAATACAACGAGACGGTGTACCCGGTCGAGGTCACCAATCGCGGGGCCATCGAGGAGCGCTGGGCGCTGATCTTTACCAACACCAACGAGTTCCGGGTGGTGGGCGAGTCGGTCGGGCAAATCGCCGTTGGCAACACCGCCACGGATCTCGCACCGGTCAATCCCGAAACCCACGCGGCCTATTTCACGCTGCGCGCGGGCGGCTGGGGCTCCGGCTGGGCCGCCGGCAACGTGCTTCGGCTGTCCACGGCCGGGGCCAACTTCCCCGTCTGGGTCGCCCGCACGACGCTGCAGGGACCCGCCACGCAGACCAACGACTCCTTCCAGATTCAGATTCGCGGCGACATCGATCGCTGACCTTGCGTATTGCTATGACCATCAAGCTTTTTCAGTCCAACCAGACCGGTGCGCCGCAACTGAGCGGCCAGCGGGGAACCCTGATCGCCGTGCTCAACGCCTGTCTCGGCAACGGCTTCAACCTGCGCACGCTGACCGCGATCACACGCGATGGCACCGTGGCCACCGCCACGGCGGATGCCGGCCACGGCTTCCGTGAGGACGACATCGTGCTGATTGCGGGCGCGAACGAAGCGGCCTACAACGGCGAGCACCGCATCCGTAAGGTCAGCACGAACGCCTTCCAATTCGACGTCGTGGCCGATGCGGCGACGCCCGCGACCGGGATCATCACGGCGAAGGTCGCGCCGCTGGGCTGGGAGATGCCGTTCTCAGGCGAAGACAAGGCGGTCTACCGCTCCCGTGACGTCACCAGCAATCGCCTGTTCCTGCGGATCGACGAGACGCCGCTCGCCGGTGACGGCAACTACGGACGCGGCCCGCGCACGGCGCTGGCGCAGACGTGGGAGGTGCTCAACGACATCGACAACGGCACCGGGAAGGCGGAGACGTTTTGGCGCAAGGCGCAGAACGACAACGCGACGACGCGCCCCTGGGTGCTGGTAGGCGACAGCAAGCGATTCTGGCTGGCGGTGAACTGGAGCGAGAGTTATCCGAACCGCTATGCGCCGTACTTCTTCGGGGACTTCCCCTCCTTCAAGGCGGGCGATGCCCATGGCGCGATGGTGGCGGGTTACTTCGACCTGAATGGCAACTGGATCGAGCCTGTCAGCAACCTGAACACGGACAGCGTCTACTCGGTCGGAACGGGTGTGGGCAACACGGGCATCTGGCTCGCACGCGGGTATTCGCAGCTGGGCGGCCGGATCAATGCCCAGTGGGTCGGCGCCCCGGGCGGCAATGGCGGTACCGGCCTGGGGGCCACCAGCGTGCCCTACCCGAACCCAGCGGACAACGGCATCTACGTGATGCCGTTGATCATTCAGGAGCAGACCGGCCCGTCGCTGCGCGGGCGCCTGCCGGGCTTGCTCTGTCCGCTGCATACGATCCCCGCGCCGGAGCCCTGGAGGTTCCCTGGCTTCGTGATCGACGGCACACAGCGCGAACTGCTGGTCGTGGCGGGCACCGCCAGCGGCGGCAATGCGCGCCTGGCCTTCGATCTGACCGGCCCGTGGGATTGATCCATGGCCGGTGAAATCCCACGGGTTGTCGGCCCGCCTAGCCGGGTATCGCCCGGTGCCATCGCCGGGGTGCCTACCCGCCACGTTCTGCACAACGAGACGCCCCGCATCGAGACCGGCGACGCGGGACCACCGAGCCCCCAGGTGCCGGACGGCGTAGTGCTCAGCGCGCCCGCGCCGCATGAGGGCATCTCGCCGACGCGGCACGGCGAACTGCCCGCCTCGCGCCGCTTCGACTTCTGGGGCAACGGGCGCATCGAAGGGCGGGTCCGGATCGAAGGTGCCCCGGCCGCGCGCAAGGTGCGGCTGTTCGAGGCGCTGACTGGCCTGCTGATCGCTGAGACTTGGTCCCGCCAGGATGGCTGGTACCGCTTCGATTTCCTCGACCCCGCCCGCGACTACTTCGTGCTGGCGCATGACCACGTGCGCCAGTTCAACGCCGTCATCGTCGACTGGGTTCGTCCCGAACCGACCCTCTATCCATGATCACCTTGTCCGTACCGGTGCGGAACAGCCGCCTCGCCGTGATCGGCCAGGCGCTGGATGCCGGCGCTGCAGGCGGCCTGCTGCGCTTGTACTCCGCACCACGTCTCGACATCGGGCAGGCGTTGACCGAGCAGGTCCTGCTGGCCGAGGTCCGCCTGCCGCAGCCGTGCACGAGGAGCTTGGAGGGCGGCCGGCTGGTGTTTGCACCCATCGGGCAGGCCCTGTGTCAGCGCTCTGGCATCGCCGCATGGGCGCGTCTATCCGACGGCGATGAGCAGTGGGTGGCGGATCTGGACGTGGGGCTGCCGGTCAGTGGGGCGGAGGTCGAGCTGTCGAAGCTGCAGGTCTTCGCGGGCGGCGCGGTCAATGTGGAACTGGCAGAACTGATCGAGTAACTGAGTGACCGTGGATCTTGAATTCCGGGGGGCGTGGAAGCCCCCGAACGGTGGAAGTGCGGATCTCGACTTCGGGGACACGCGGCAAGCAGTCCCCGAGGTGGCCAGCGCCACGCTCCGGATCCGGCTGGGCGCGCCCAAGGCTCGCATCCTGGTTGCCTACGACAACCTGGTGAGCCGCAAGCTGGAAGGCGGCGGCCAGGTGCCGTGGCAGCGCGCGCAGCGCCATGGGGCTGCTCTGCAGGGCGGTTGGGACGACACCGCACGCGACCGCATCGCCTCGGCGATGGCTTGGCAACCGGGCGAACCGGTGGTGACCACCGTCGGGTTAGCCGGTGGTGACAACCAGCGCACCCGCAGTGCCGGTAGCCTGCGGTGGCAGGACGCCGCCCCTGTGATGTCCTCGTCAGGGGACCGCTTCGATCCGCTGGAGCCCCAGTGCGGCCAATTCGCCGTGCCGTGGGGCGAGGGAGGCGCGCTGTCCGGTGGCGCGATGAGTCCGTTCGTCTGGCTGGTGCCGCGCCCACGTGGGCAGGCTCAGGTGTGGGAGCCCGCCGTGCCGCTGGCATGGCGCCAGGGTTTCGGCTTTTCGCCGGGACGCGGGCACACAGGCCGTTGGGCGGTGCCTTGGGAGATCGGGCAGCAGCCGCGCCCAGGTGAGTCGCATCTGCCGGTCGAGCCGCCACCCACCCAACCTGAGCCCAGGTACCACCCCGATTTCGACTTCATTTGTCCCGCGACCCGCACGGGGCTCGCGTGGCGCCCCGCGCTGTGGCTGGACTTCGGTACGCACCCGTGTGGGCAACCGGGTACCGAGGGTTTCAGTGTCCCTATCCTCAAGGTCTACTTTGTGAGCAACTCCGTCGACGTCGTACGCCTGCCCGGCCGTGAGCCCATTCCCGCCAAGAGCCTCCGGCTCTCCGTGGATGAGGGTTCGTGGGCCTGGGGGCTCTCGGCGAGCCTGCCGTACCGGGCGCTGGAAATGGTCGAGCCGACTGCATCCGGGCCGGTGGAGATCGAGATCACCATCAATGGCGTGACCTGGGTGATGCTGGTCGAGGGGTTCGATGTGCGGCGCGAGTTTGGGCAGGCGAGCCTCAACATCCGGGGACGATCAACCGCCGCCTACCTGGCCGCGCCCTATGCACCCAAACGGTCGTTCATCCCAGCAGCACCCTTCACAGCGCGCCAGTTGGCCGAGCAGGAGCTGACGCGCGCGGGGCTGGTGACCGGCTTCACGCTCGATTGGCGGCTGCCGGACTGGCTGGTGCCCGAGGGCAGCTGGGGCTACCAGTCGCTGAGCCCGATGGAGGTGATCGGCCGTATCACCGAGGCCGTCGGGGGCTACGTCAACGCCCATCCGCGCCTGCGCACGCTCGTGGCGAAGCCGCGCTATCCGGTGCTGCCGTGGAACTGGGCGACCGCGACCGCCGACCGGGTCCTGCCCATCGACGTGGTCAAGACCTTGAACCTGCGATGGGAGGAGACGCCGACCTTCAACGCGGTGTACATCTGCGGCGAACGCCAGGGCGTCACTGGCCACGTGGTCCGCGCCGGCACGGCGGGCGATCTGATGGCGCCCACCGTGGTCGATGGGCTGATCACGCATGCGGATGCCGCGCGGGAGCGGGGCGGGGTGATCCTGGCCGACGTGGGCCGGCAGGCCAGGGTGACCCTGGAGCTGCCGATGCTCAACACGCTCGGCCTGCTCGATCCCGGTCTGCTGCTCGCCGTGGGCGAGGGCGGCTCGACCTGGCGCGGCCTGGTGCGTGCCACCAGCATCGCCGCCGAATGGAATGAATCCCTCACTGTGCGCCAGACCATTGAGGTCGAGCGCCATTACCGCTAGGAGCGCGCGATGCCCAACCTGTGGCAGCAGTTCGAGGAACTGCTGCCGGATTCCCCTTTACTGGTCGGCACAGTAGTGACCCGCCACGTCGACGGCACGGTCACCGTTCAACTGCTCGATGGCGGACTCGTGCGTGCCACGGGCGCCGGTGAGCCCGATCAACGCCTGTTCGTGCGCGGCACCGAAGTGATCGGCCCCGCGCCGACGCTGCCGACCGTCGATATCGAAATCTGAATTCCCTTTTCCCTTTGCAACTGGAACCCGCCCTTGAGGCGGGTTTTGTTTTTTTGGAGCACGTCAATGAACGCACCGATGGTGGCCGACGGTATGGTGACCATGCCGCGGGCCGAATTCGAGGAACTGCTGGAGCGCGTCGCCGAGAGCGGCGCTCGCGCGGCGCTGGCCGAAGTGGGCCTCGATGGCGAGAACGCCGCGAACGACATCCGCGAGTTGCGCGGCCTGCTGGATGCATTCAATGAGGCCAAGCGCACCGCCTGGCAAACCACGGTCCGGATGATCACCACCGGCCTGGTGCTGGCGCTGGTGGCCGGCGCGGTCATCAAGTTCGAACTGTTCAAGGGGGCGCGATGATCGAGACCCTCCTGGGCGGTCTGCTGGGCGGCACCTTCCGCCTGGCCCCCGAAATCCTGAAGTGGCTCGACCGCAAGGGCGAGCGCGGCCACGAGCTCGCCATGCAGGACAAGGCGCTGGAATTCGAGAAGCTGCGCGGCGCGCAGCGCATGGCCGAGATCGGTGCGAGTGCCGATGCGGCCTGGAACACCGGCGCTATTGAAGCGCTGCGCGATTCCATCACGGCGCAGGGCCAGACCTCTGGCGTGCGCTGGGCCGATGCGTTGTCGACAACCGTCAGACCCGTCGTGACCTACCTATTCGTGCTGATGTACGCCGGCGTGAAGCTGTCGACCTTCGCGGGCTCGGTGCAAACCGGTGTGGGTTTCGGCCCGGCATTGCTGGCGGCCTGGTCGGAAGCCGATCAAGCGTTGCTGGCAGGCATCTTGAACTTCTGGTTCATCTCGCGGGTATGGGAGCGACGCGGTGGTCAGGCATAAGGGGCGCCGGAGGCGGCCACTGGCCGAGCGCTTCTGGGAAAAGGGCGACAAGCGAGGGGCGGACGTGTGTTGGCCGTGGATCGGTTCCATCGACACACGCGGCGAGACTTGGGGGTACCTGCCATGACGAACATTCCACCGCAGGCCATCGCATTGGCCAAGCGCTTCGAGGGGTTCCATCGGGTGCCGAAGGCCGATCCGATGCGGGCTCACCCGTATGTCTGTCCTGCCGGGTACTGGACGATCGGCTACGGACATCTCTGCGATCAGGCGCACCCGCCGATCACGCAAGCGCAGGCCGAAGTCTATCTGGCGGCGGATCTTGTGACAGCGCTGAACGCGACGCTGCGCTTCTGCCCGGTGCTAGCCACCGAGCCAGAGGGGCGGCTCGCCGCCATCGTGGATTTCACCTTCAACCTCGGGGCGGGGCGGCTGCAGACCTCAACCTTGCGGCGGCGGATCAACCAGCGAGACTGGATTGCCGCTGCGGCCGAATTGCGTCGCTGGATTTACGGTGGTGGCAAGGTGCTGCCGGGGCTGCTGGCGCGTCGCGAGGCCGAAGTGGCTTTATTGCGAGCGAATTGAAGTCGCGCTTGGCTTCTCGCCCAAACAGCGCGTTCATGTGATCACACCAACCACACCGGAGTTCAAGATGTTCACATCCATGCGATTCAAAACCCCCGTGATCGATGACGCGCTGTCCAGCAACATAGACGCGATGCTGAGGGACCAACTGCTCGATCTCTTTAAGTACGCTATGCGGTCCGTCGCCGCGACCTTGGCGCGCGCAGCGCAATTCGACACCAGCGATTTCGCAAATACGGGAGCGAGCGGCTGCGATGGTTTCACGCTGGCCATCCGGCAGATCTTCCCCGGCGAGCTCGAGGCATGGCTCGGCGTCTTCGAGAACGGCGAGCAGCGGCTTGAAGTGATTGGGCACCTCGAATAAGTGCCAATGTGGCCGGGTAGACCGGCCACTGATCCATTTGGGTGCTGAGCGCTACAGCATCTTCTGTATGTCGCTCAGCGCGCCATCCAGCTCCAGCTTGAGCGGGAGCAGCAGGCAGTGCAGGCAGCGACATTCCCAAGCGTGCGCGCTCCATACCTCAAGCAATTGCAGGATGCCGACAAGGCCATAGCTGACATTCAGCAGGCGGGCACATGCGTCCTCCGTCGTTGTGTAGACCAGCGTGGCGGTTGCCTCCAACTGGCGCAGCGTTGCCACTGTGGCGCGCACGGTGCGCTTGCTGCCGCGCCCCGCTTGTGGCGCAAGGCGGCGCGTTTGCTCGCATAACCGGGCCAGGGCGAGGGCCTGAGGAGGGTGGTTTTGCTCACGCAT